TCTCTCCCGCCGGCCTTTTGCCCGCAGGAGGAAGCTTGCTTATTGCTTTATCCAATGAAGGAGAGGTGGCTTCAGGCTTAGGGACCCCTGGAGCACTGTCCTTAGGAACGATGCGCCCCTTATATCTTTTCAAAAGAGCTTCCATCTCTCGCCTAACACGCTCTTTAGCATGCACATATAATTGTTTCGACCGTATATTGCCATCTTTATCCACAGCTCCATGGCCTTCGAATACGCGAAGAGCCCGCGTCTCTAGCATGCTGCGCAAGTTAGCATCACCGGCCAAATACAAATACTCAGCATAGTCTTTTCTAATTTCATCTATAGCCTTTACCTTGGGCGCCTTAGTACCTTGTTGTTTTAGTTTCACATCATATCGATTTATAAGCGTCATCATGCTATTATCAAGCAAATGAGCCCCGTATTGGAAGCGCCGGCTAGTTCCATGCAGAGGGTTGCTGGTAAGGGCGTTCATCATATCGACCTTTATTTGCCGCAACATGCGCAAAAGTTGTTTTAAGTCATATCCACTATAACCAGCTGGTACCTCAATCCCTTCCCTTTTCATCAATGGATTAATAATAAAATCTTTTAAAACCTTATCCAGATTGCCCAAAGACTTCATAGCAACCAACAATGGCATATTCACAGTCTTGCCCATGGTTGTAAACTCAAGTGTTGAAAGACCAGAGGGAGCCTTAACTATTTTCTTCTTAGGAGGAGCAGTGCCTTTGTGCTTTATTAAATTATATACAGAAGGTAGATTTCCTGCTGTTATTTGCCATTTATCGCTTACCAGTCCACTGCTCTGTAGTGCGGCTGCAATTGCAACATCAGATTCATCCTTATGCTTCGAAGAATCAGTAATGAATGTAATCAATGATTTATTGGTGGTTTGCCCGAACTTACCGTCAGCACCATAAGGGTTCTTAACGCTTACTGGTAATTCTCTAGCTATAAGGAATTGTTGCAAAGCAATTATTTGTAAATAATTGCCAGACTCAGGAGCTTTTCGCTGCCTGGTCTCAGAGCTAGGACTAACATCAACCGTGTCCAACGTTATTCTTTGGCGCCCACTGCCCGCCCCCGTGCCGCCGCTAGCAACATCGCTAATTAATTCGTCTAATGACATAAATCACTGTGCCCCTGTTCAGCCATTCACTGAAGCATTATAAGCTCTATCTAATTCTGAATTCATTTTTACCAAAGTAGACAATACACGATTCACAACACTTAACACATCACCATACCTTCTCATACTGAGCTCATGCGGAGAGCTAATTGCTTCTCGGTGTTTTTTCCAATATGTAAGTGTTTGTATGTACCTTTGAGTAATGCTGCGCGCACTAGCCTCGTATTTGGCCAACTGATCAGCATCTATGATATTGCCAGAGCGTTCATCTAGCTGATAATCTATGGCTGTCCATAAGTCATTAATCTTTGACACCTCTACCATTAACATATCATACCTCTGTTTGCTCTCTGGAGAGAACTCAGGCACCTTAGCAGGCACCTTGGGAGTGGCAGCAGGCTGAACAGACTCCTTCTCTACGCGCTGTCTATGTGTTTCCTCGGGGGCTGATTTAGGCTGGCCAAGCTGCTCCAAAATAGCCTTTGTTTTGGCCACATTTCGAACCCATTCAAAATAATTATCCTCTGTTAAATCATTTTCAAGATCAACCTCGTATATCTGCCCAAAAGAACCAGTGAGAAGCTCTTCGCTCCCAAGCCTATTTACTGCAATAAGTGCATCATCGTACTTTCCCATTCTAGTATTAGATTCCACATCTGAAATCCACGACTTCATAATGCTCTTAGCGTCGCGCATAGAAGCGACTAGGCCAAAATCAGCACCCCGAATTATTGAGCGCAGCACACCCAGGGCGTCGCGCAACTCCTTCATTAGCGGATTTGCTTGTTTTACGAAATTAGCCAAAGTATCATCGACATTATTAGCCAAGCTAACAAGTCCCTGATCTTCCAAATCGTTAGCCAGCTTGGCTAACTCACTAGCTACCGGAGTGCTGTAAGCTATTTCTAGCGCTACCAAGTGAGACTCATACAAGTCCTCCACAAGGCCCTCTCCGGAGGCAATCTCTACAGTTTCAGTGCCCCCACCAGGATGCGCCATGGCGTTCTGAGACTCAGAACCCACAGGGTGTATATCATATAAGTATTTTCTTGGATCAGACATCAGCCACCTCGTACGGCGCCTTACCATGCTCGTTTAACATGTCGCCATAATATGTCTTAATATATGCCCAGTCTGGCAACTTTGCGCCTTTTAATGCACTCGCAAACTGATCCCAATTACGATAATGCACGCCGGGTCTAAGACCGAACACTTTAGTGGCCATGTCATACGTCTGGCTATCTCCCAAATATCCGTTCTCCGGAACTTGATAGGAGTGATGCAAGCCACTTACCTTTTTATTGATCAACCTCTGAATATTAAGCATTTTCTGCTTATCGGTCAGTGGCTTATTCTCAATTGGCTCTGGAACAAGTTCCTTCACTTTATCCTTGTTCCAGGGAAACTTATCGCCGGACCCAGGAAGTCCTTCTGGCAAATTTACCGGTTTATGTTTTCCGATATCTAATTCTGGCTTTTCTATTTTTAATTCTTTTTCCCATTCCCCAGGAAGAGTGGCCAGAGCACCTTCTTCCTGGGCGTTAGCTAAAGGGAGAGCAATCTTGATTACCTCTTTCTCTATTAAGTCTGCTAACTCTATAAAGCCACCTTCGTCAAGCGCATCAGCAAGGGCTACGAGCTCCTTAGCTAAAGAGGCCACTTTTCCAGTGGGCATACTTTCTGCAACATCTCGCCACCGCTTATGTTGCTCTACAATCGTTTCTACCTTAGAAAGGTCGCCACTGGCTGAGTCATCCACACTAATGCCGCCGCCAGGATGAGCAGATCCAACCAGGTCTTCTCCGCTCTCACTAGTAACGCCATACATTTGGTGCTCAGAGGCCACAGCTACTTTGATATCCAATTCTGGATTATGTTCGCTGATATCGAAATCAGGATATAAAAGGCTGGCTTTCTTGTCTAAAATACCATTTTTGTGAGCAATTTCAGAAAACAATTGAAATACCTCACTGTCTTCCATATTTATATGACGCATCATTTAACTCCTATTTCATTACTTACTACTTCTGGCATCAAATTCGGTTCCACATCTCTAAGCGCCTGCATTGTTCTTTCTACAAGGTAAGCCGCTTTTATATTACCATTATCTGCCGCTGACTGCGCTACGGACGACAAACGACTTATCGCTGTATCAATATTCCCAAGAGCCTGCAAAGTGACTTGGTTATACATATCATCAAAATAATCATATTTTTCATCAAACTCTTCGCTAAAGGCTTCTACTTGTATCTGGCTATCTGCCTCAGCACTTATGCTCTTCTCTTCTGTAGGATAAAACTCAACAAAATTACGCATAACTTCGCTATTCTTCCAATTATCTTCTGGTGTATCAAATGTCATTGAGAGCTCCTTTTAAAACCAAATAAATTGTAATTTAGCATTATGACTGGTGGGCGGCAAAGTACACATCCCTACCCCTGGCTGATCACTACGCGTTTGTTCGGTCGTCAGCTTTCCTGCAGAACTTACAAAAAGAGTAGCATTAACTGAGTAAGGAACCAGCTCGAACTGGTCTGTTTCAAACACACCGCGTGTAATCCAAACCGTCATCCGCCCTGAGCCAACAGTCGTGTCCTCACCCGGAATATTAGGCACTTGAAATGCATAACTTACCTTAGTCCGTATAGTGTCTGGCTGACCTGCGCCTGGTGAGGTATAATTAAGAACGCTACCTATCGGGGCCCTTATGACTCCATTAACCGGATTTAACTGCAATCCAGGATAATCAGCAACAAAGCTGTTGGCCACTATGTGCGCATTCATAAGCTCATTTGAGAACACCGCTGTGCTAACAAAATTATAACCATCAAAAGTACTTGACGGGACTGCTATGTCAACAATCTCATCAACTACTCGCTGGGTAAAAGCTACTGTTTTTATATCATCAATAATGCCCATTGGGGCAGTGCCATCTGACACTCCCAAAAAGACATCATTGCCTATAACGCGCAACTGTGCAATCATACCAGGCTCAAACACATCGTTTGGATCTACTGGGTATTGCACAGGGCGCCCCAGCCCTGATTGTATTACTTTAAGCGACACTAGGGCCCCCTGTTATTCTGCAGCAGAGGTTGAGAAAAATTCTTTCTCAATAAAAGAAAGAACATTGTCTACCTTATCAGTAGACTCTCCTGCACCATCAAGCGCATCAGCGCACTTGACCAGTGTTTCAACCACAGATGCAAGCGAGCTCATAGGCTCAGGAAGCACTGTTGATTCAGCAACACTGGCTGTCTTATTAATTGAATCAGTAAGCTGAAAGCTATCTGCTAAAGCATGGACTAGTTCCAACTCACGATTATTACTTCCCAAGAATGTATTCATTGTTTTTCTCCATTTTGCTCATGCTGAGCACCGTACTTATTGTCATATTGGAAAAAATCCAAATAGCCCTCTATTTCTTCACTAGAGAGTCCTCTGACTTTTAAATCAACTATGTCTTGCAGATCAAGGTTACTACCGATGTATTTTAAATAAAAATCAAACATGAAAAAGCCCCTTAAAAAAAGGGGCGGGGACACCATAATGCAACTCTGTGCCAATATGTATGTGTCCCCGCCACTAGGGTATATTAAAAGTACCTCAGCTAAAGATACCAGCGAGATCACGGACAGAAGGGGATCCGTTGCGGACTGAAGCAGTCCTAACAACAGTTTCCTGCTCTCCAGTGGTGTCGTGATTGATACCTACCTGAGGTGTGACAGAAGCCGAAGCTTTCTTGTGCTGAGAAACAATGTTCCTTACACTTTGGAATACCTCGTCAGGGAGCGTAGAGACATTATCTACATACTCATTAAGAGCAGAAGCGCTCTTACTGATAAGGCCTTTTTCTTGGGCTTCCAATCCGAGCATGAAAGAGCGGCGCAAACGAGCTTCATGCTCATTTAGGCTGTCCTTGTTAGAGGCGGTTTTCTTATGATTCCCAAATTCTTTGGAAAGCTCATTACCAAATGCGCCACTGGCTTGGTCACCCTCGCCATATAGATCATTCCAGTATTTAACCGCGTCAGCATCAACCATGCCAAGAGCAACAAGGTCGTCCAACTTAGAAGCATCCACAGCTCCCTTGACTATAGCGTTATTAAGCGCCTTAGCCAGTCGAACATTGCGAGGCTCGGAAGTTGCGACATCCACATGCTTGGCATGCTGAGTGTGGAGGTTTTCAACCAGGTCAAGGTCATCAGAGACATTAGCGTCTACAGCAACCTTTGCACCGGCATCAGTACGAGCTTCCTCATAAGTAGACTGGTACTCACCTTTCGCCATGGCAACTAGGCGATTACGCCATGTTTTGCTAGACTCTTTGTGCGCGCCGGCATCCTCATTATGCTCCTCAACTTTGACCTCCATCATTTTTTCTTCTTCAACAGAGACATCATCTTCAGGGCATTTACCACCCTTGGCATCTTTTTCGTCCTCGTCCTCATCGCCCTCTTTATCGTCTTCCTTGTATTTGCCGTCTTTGGCATACATCATGCCATCGGCATCTTTTTCGTCTTCGTCCTTATCGTCTTTCTTATCATCTTTGTCACCCTTATCGTCCTCATCACCCTTATCGTCCTCATCACCCTTATCGTCCTCGTCTTTGCCCTCGTCATCCTTATCATCATCATTGTCTTTACCGTCTTTAGCGGCCATATCATCAACAAGCATATCGTAAGCATCTCCAGGACGCGTCGTATCAACCTCTGGTTTTGGTAAATCAGCCCAGTCATCAGGAAGATCTGCCCATTCATCAGAAGCGGCAGAAATCAGCTCATCAACCCCTGCATTACTCAGGTCTGCATTAGCAGTGGTCCTAATAGCCTTGGCAGCTACAGCAGCACGCTTGGCAGCGCGAACTTTGAGCAGGTCTTGCAACATATCAGATGCGGTTTTCTCAGTAGAGCTTTTAGCCTCAGTAACGAGGCCTTTGTAATAAGCAATAACTGCGTTAGCATCATTAACAGCCTCAGTCGCAGCACTGGCTACTGACTCATCATTACTCATGTTTTGGCCCAAAAATGAAAGTTCTTCGATAGAGGCTTCAACCTCGGCACGAACCTCAATTAAGTGTTTCGCAGAAGCAGCAATAGGCAGGCCGCCCAAGTTGTCTTCGCTAGCAGGGACCTCAACGTCTACGATTCCAGAAGCACCAAGAGCAGCCTCGGCATCGGCCAATGCATCCTGTGCTGCCGAAATGGCAGCAAGAACCTTATCCTTCGCTCCACTCATCCCATCATCGCCGGCCATGCCAGCCTTACCGGCCATGCCAGCCTCATCGGGGAGCTCAAGTGCTTCAGCAGCGCCCATAGGGCCCTCTGCTTCGCGTACAAGATTCAGAAGGCGCTTGCCATAATCCTTGTTTTGAAAGTACTCTCCGTGAGTAGCCGCACCGGCCTCTTTAGAAACTTTATCATTCCAAACAGCGCCATAAACATCGCTAGCATTAACGGTAAGTACTTTTTCGCCATCAGCAAAAATGTCCCAACGCGCGTCAGAAGCAGCGCCCTTAACGAGCTTGCCCTTCAGGTTAGCCATTCGCTGCCAGTACTTTTTAACTGACTCATCAGAATTGCCCTTGTAACCAGGGTGCAAGCCGTCCGATCCAGACTCCATACCTTCGCCCACCATTTGTTTGTCCATAGTGCTGCGAACCTTGTCTTGGTTGCCAGAGTTTTCATACTGAGGTTGACCTGGCTTCGGCTCCTCAGACCCCTGGTAATAGGCCTTTTTCTTGTACTCTTTCTTACCCTCTTCGCCATCATCAGCGGACTGGGTTACTGCGCGGAACTTGCCATCAGTGCCTTTGACGCCAGCAGGCTGCCCTGATTTATCATAAACAATCTCTCCATTATTAGCGGCCTTTTCAATCTGGGCCCTCAAAGCAGCACGACGCAACTTACGCTCTTCAAGCGCAGCACGTTGCATTAGTTCTTTCTTACTTTTGTCACCAGCAGCTAATGCCTCAGCATCACTACCATAGTCGAGTTCATCTCCCACCATTTGCTTATCCATCGTGTTACGGATCTTATCCTGATCTCCCATAAGTTCATACTTCTGGTTGGGCTCCGTACCCTGGTGATATGCAAGACGGCGACTGATTGAACGCTCCTTCATCTCATCAAAATTCATTGGTTTCTCCTTATTGTATTCAAGAGTTTTTTCAAGACTTAGAATTTGGTCTTTTAAGCCAGCTAACTTGTTTTCCAGGCTAGTGATTTCATCAGACGTTCCAACTTTGTCCAGTTCAGTATACAAGGAGCTAAACCCTTGCATGTATTCACCCGGTGGCGGCTTATTATCCATTGGCAAAAGATCGCCAGTAGATAAATCGTCGGAAAACCCTTCGTTAAGAGTATATCCTGAACTGTCAGTAAAGCCAACAGTATGTTCTTGCCCAGGATTTCCAACGTCACCGTTATCATGAGTTTTATTTATTAGTAGTTCATTTTCGCCACTCTCAGCCATTTCAAGCTGAGATAAAGCGTCAGACACATTTTGATAAAACTCAAGATCATGTTTATTAGCTTGATGAAGAAGTCGTCTCAATAATCCCTGATCCTGAACTCCTGCCAACTCTTCAACTCCCTGAGGCAGCTGTTGTGCATAGAATTCAATATTAGGGTCTCCCTTTTTACGACTCTCCAAATTCACTATATTTTCTGCAAGATGATCAAGATCTAAATCTGCCATCTTGCAAATCCTAACATCATCAAGCTTGATTTCCGCTTTTCTGATAGATGCTAGGATACTATCTAGAGATTGCTTATCAGCAGAATTGCCATTCGCAATCTCATGAAATTCATTTTCTGCTTGCGCTACATAATCGCGCAAACTAGCAAGTACAGTTTTTACCTTAGCAGCAGGATCTGCGCCTGTGACCACCAAGCTGAGCTCTATGGGAGATAAATCTTTATTTATTTCACCATAATTACTCTTTTTACGTATATGCTCGCAATACTCTGCCTCGGTAGTAGCTATATTAGAACACTCTGTACATATAGCCTTGCCCACTGCCGTTCCCATGGAAACAGAAGTTGCATAACCACGCTCTACTTTTGCAGCAAGCTCAGGGTAGTTTTTACGATCAAGAGCAAACAAAGCATGCACTCGTTTAAACTTGGTATCATAATAAGTATCTACCACTATGCCGCGTATGCCATCAACAGAGCTGCTAATATGATCCTTGCAAAGAGGCTTTCCTATCCACTCCTTGTGCTTAGCAATTAAATCTTCTTCAGGAAAAATATCTCCGTTCATATTTTTATAAGGCATTATACCGTCAGCAGAAACCCACCTCACACTGTCTTTTCCATTGCCATCTACGACTTTCTCAAAACAACCAGAAACAGGCTTCCCTTTTTTGTTCAGAATTGGCTCGCCAGTGGCTTGATTGATTAGGGTCGTCTCTCCTGCGTGCATCATAATGCAATGGCCCAAAATGAAATCATCCGGCTTTGGCATCAGCCTCTTGGCCTTCTTGGCACGCTTGACAAGCATTTCATTAATTTCATCAGCATAAGCAGACAAGGCCGCGTCTCTGGCGGCACCATTAATTGGCTCAAATCCCACAGCAGTGGCTTGTTTTAAAAACATTATTACCTCACCCCTCGTTTTTCATTACATCATACATAATTTTACTGCCTTTTTTAAAATTATCCGCCGCCCATAATGGTTGCAAATTAGTAAAATGACAAGCTTTTAAAAACTCACTCCTATTAGCCAAATCAAAAGCGGCAAGTGGCCTTATGTGGTCTATATGCCAGCCATTGAAACCATAATTGGACCAAGTCATGCTTTGGCCATCCTTGCTTTTATAAAACTTTTCTTCTAAGTAAGTTTTTAATTCCGGGACTGAACACCCAAGGTCTCTAACAGCCGAGCCCTTTTTTTTGTCCGTTCTTAATAGCCTGCCTAGTTCTAGTCCGTAAATGAGTAGCTAATTTGAATCCCACATCATTAACTCTTCTGTTGGAAACGCGAGCAAGAAAATACTTCCTACACCTTGCTACCTTGGCCCTGGTGCCATCTTTTTTTGTTCGACGTGCATTATAAAAGGCTGATATATCATAAGCCATCAAGCAGTCAATACACCGTTTTTGCCCATTAATAATTGCCAAAGCATGGTCCCTTCCGCTTCTCCTTGCATTATATTCTCGCGATATAGCATTAGATCTGACTCTATTATTATTGCGCCATTCAGCACTTATTTTCCAACCACATGGCTTGCATCTTGAAGCATTATTTTTGCCAAAGCAAACAAGTTTTTTAGTGTCATTACATATTGTGCATTTTCGCAGGCCTTGTTTTTCAAATTCTGCTTTCACATCTTTTAAGAAAACAATACCAAATAGGTCCTTATACTTTGTTAGCCACCGCCCTACAGTATCCCTGCTAACACCAGCCTGCCTGGCTACAGCGGCAAAAGAACCGACGTCCTTATATGACTCGGCCCATTTATTTACATCCTGCATGGAATATTTGCTCTTCTCAATTTCCAACCAACTACTCCTCTACAGCATCCTCTGCGTCACTCTCTTCCGAAGCAGACTCTTCAGCACTGACAGTAGCATTGGCTACCCAGGCAGGAACTTCTTTGTCTTGAGCTACCACCTCTACCTTCGCAACGGAATATTTAACGAATCCCATTTTTCACCCCTAATAACAAGCGCAGGTTTTTTCGAACCTAGGCGTATTTTGCCAAGTATATCATGATCTATATGAGAATATAGCTGGTCTGTAATAACTTCTTCTAATGAATTAGCCCTGTGGCCAATTCTCTCTACAATTTCTCTATAATCCTGAATGAATTGAGGGTCTGTAGGGACCTCTAAAACCTGAAGTATCTCATTCACGCCATCTCTTATTTCTCTTATTTCTGCCACAATGGTTTCTTTAATTCGTACCATCTCAGAGTCAGAAATCATTTTGTTTATAGAAAATAAAGAAGATTCTAACTGCTTAATAAATACATCAAAAAGCTTCTTGGTTTTCCTTCTAAACTTAACAAACAGATCCGCCAAGCTGGAAAAGTTGGCACTATCCTTCAAGCTCTCTAAGGCCGAATCTAATTTATATAAATGCTGAAAAGCATCATCCATATGGAAAATCAGACTCTCAAACTCTTTACGAGTCTGAGCTGCCTGGGCCATCTCATTGTCAGTAATGTCAATAGAGTAAATGGGAATAGCTTGTTTACGCATCAGGGCCCTCGCGCTTAAAGTGGTTCTGTATTAATAGATCAGGCAATTGGAGCCTGTACTGAAAAAGCAGAATGCTCATTGACAACTTCATAAGGGTGGTTTTGAATCATGTCCTTAGTATTATCATGCAATTTTACGGCCCCTTCATCTATATCTTCTCCACCTTCGCTATCTGCTACTTCGAGTATATACGGGGTGAATTTCTTAACTATTTCAGCATTAGAACTATTAGCGAGACTAGTCAGGCTTGCCCGAATAGTCAGTCCCCCAATAGAGCGCATGCGTGCAGTTACTGTTTTTAATTGACGCCGGCTCATCCCTGTGTTACAACAAGCAGCCTCAATCAAGTGCTCGGTCCAAAATAATTCATTTTTGTTCAAAACGTACCTCGCAATGCCTCTTCGACTTCGCCGCCTGTGCTTGGCGCGCTCCCTTGTTCTACTGATGGCAAAGTATTTGAAATACCGCCTTTTATTGCCAAGATGCGCACATGGTCGGAGGCCACTATGCCTATGACTTTACCGCCACCAACAGAGCGGACCTCTCCTGTCTCATCTGGCTTCTCATTAGGAGCCAGCTGGTCATACCCTTTTGGTTTAAAAGAATGAATTACTGCTCCCTGAGAAAACATATCTGCCAAGTATCTGTTTATAATAACATTTCTAGTTTTGGCATGTTCCTGAAACTGCTCTCTGAAAAACTTGCGTGCGGTAGTCGATATCATAATTTCTTTGCCGGAAGACGAATCGGTTACCCCGCTGCTCTCCATAGCTCCCTCTTTGATCATGCTGCTTTTCCTGTAGGGTCCGTAGAGTCATTAAGGCCAAACCGACCATCATCTAAATCTTTGCTTAAATTCTCATCAAAATGACGTTCAAAGGTGTCATAGAAAGACATGGCCAGCTCTTCAACAAGTGACAGAGGATCTGCGTCTATATCGTTGTGCTCTAAAAACTCATGAGCCGCGTCCAAAATGTGATTAAATATCTTTTTTTCTAATGCTGACTCTGGACCATCTGAAAGCATGTTTTTTGCCATAACATCAAGCCCGTCTGCCTCATTAAAAAAATAAGCAGAGTCAAGCTCACTGGCCAACACACTAAGGGCTAATATTGATGCAGATTTAATCATGTTTGGCTATGCATTTTCCTAGAACGAGAGGGAGTGAAGCGAGGGTCTACAGGGCTGATTCTATCAGATTGCCCGCCCAGAGGATCGCTATAGGTTCCCTCTTCTTGCATGAATCTTTCGGCATCCTTTATTTTCATTTCTACGTTTTTAATATCTGATTTAAGATTATTTAAAAGGGCTTCATATTTTCCGAATTTGACATCACTTATGTCGCCCGCCTTATGCTGGCGCTTAGCATGCCTGTGTTGGTTTTTAACAATTTCATATAGGTCCATCAATTCCTCTCTGGTCTTATACAAATCATCAGTTACTAGGTCGGACCGCTCTCCCAACTGCTCCCTCATAAGCCTGGCGCCCTCGTGCATGCCTTCCATGACTTCGTCCGAGGGTGTCGTAGCGCGCTCTCCCTTAAATGCTTCTGGATCGTCCAGAGGGGTTTCCGGTGCAATGTCACGCACAACTGGGCGGCCCTCCATCTTGTGTTTCATCAGGTGCCTGCGATGCCTGCGCCTAACAGCTATCTTCTCTAACAAGTCATTAGCCTTGCTTGTTTCCAAATCGGGGAGATCAATAGGGGCCGGTATGGAGCCATGCTCCTGCTGGACCTCAGTACCTGGGCGCTTCTTGCTGCGCTGCCTGCGTCGTCTCAAAGGTGCTACACGGCGGCGAGTTTGCCCGCCTGTACCAGACTGCTGTTCCTTCATTTGGCGACCAAGCATTTTTTGCTTTTGAACATAAGCCTGATATTCGTCAGATAACGCACTCAAGCCATCCGCACCGCCTCCTCCGGCCCTCCATGCATCTACAGAGTCCTTACCAGCGCCACTCCTGCCCCATTCCTCAAATGAAAGCATCTTCAAGTCCGAAGGAGTAGGGCGACGAGTGTCTAGCACTCCAAGGTCCTCTGGAGTGCCAGAGGGTCGCTGAGGATCAACACCCATGAGCTCCTGCATTCTTGAAGTTCCGCCTATAAATGGCTCGTATCGCTCTTTAGCCTCAGGCTTGGGCTCTAAAAACCCCTCTTCCCCCGGAGCAAGACGAGCGCCCTCTCCACGACCATGCATAACATCAGCCTTATTCATTTTTTCCAAATTATTTACCAGGCTACTCACAATAGAGCCTGCAGCACTATCAAGTTGAGTATTTAATTGGTTAGCTAATCGTTTACGATCAGCATCACTCGGAGAAGCTGGCAATTCTTCTAACCTCGTGCCAAAATCACCAAGAAAACTGCCAAGATTTTTGGCAACACGGTTTAAATCATCAGCTACTAATTTATTTGCCGCATACCCATGCAAACGCTCTCCTTTGTGAGAGATCCAGTCCCGCTTACTAAAAGCGATAAAATCAGGGACGTCTGTTTCTGCACCCTGCACAACTGAATACAAATATTGCACCATCTGTCCAGAAACGCTGTCTCCGCCAGATTCAGCAGCGCCTGTTATTTTTAAAATATGACTAAATAAGTTAGACATTATATCTGAAGCGGAAATCTCTCCGAGCTCTTCAGGCTTGACAATGTCTAAATGAGACGGTCTCAAACTTTCACTGCGCTGCCCAGTAACAGAGTCCAAATACTGCTTGTAAGCACCGAAAAGCTCACTGGCCTTTTCGTTCCTTACAGCGAAATCAGTCTCTGTCTCAAGATCCATAGCTGCTGGATGGGATTTGCCCACCCCTTCGCGCCATTCTTTAAACGACATAGGGCCTTTACCACTGGGAGCCTTGCTCTCTGAAGGAGCATCTTTGCTTACAGATAATGGAACTTCCTCCTTTACCTTAACAGACATAGCAGGCTCTTCACCACTCAGAGCACGCTCTCTGGCTTTACGATCTTCCCTAGATTTACTACCCCACATCTCAGGCCGACGCTCTTTACGCATGGGGCCATCCTGCCTAGGGCTGGGTGCCGCCCTTTCTTCTTCCTTGTACTGCAATGGAGGGCGCCTAAGCTCTGGTTCTGACCAAGGCTGGCCTTGCTCAGTGGTGTATTGTAATTGTTTAATCTCGTACTGCTCTCGCAAAGTATTAATACTATCAGCAATACGCTCTCGATCTCGCATGAGCTTACTCAGCTGCTCATCTTTGTTTACAAGTGAATTCTCAGGAGCTGACTGAACGCGGCTTATAACGTCATCCGCATTTGCAAGCTTGTTCTCATATCCAGTTAAACGACGATACATCTGACCTAATAAACGTCCTAGATCATCGCTCGCTGCAGTCTTCTCAAGCCTAGATAGCAAAACCTTCTTTAAAGACTCGTATACATTTTCAACCATAATATCTCCCGAGAACATTAGTGCATCTAGCGTCTAGCTAGCTAAACCACTAAGTATTAAATCTATCTTATCAGCATGATTAAACAAAGCCCGCGAATCTAATTCATTTGCTAGCAAAATCATGTCCGACACCAATTCAGACTTCTTCTTCTTCTTTTTATTGCCACGATGCGCCTTTTCCATGTTTTTCCATATGTGCATCACCAAGGCATAATCATCGTCCTTTAATTTATTCTTTCCAATATCTTTCTTCACTATTTTTGACGCGGCCTCAAAGTCTTTCTCCTGGGCCTTGCCCATCCACTCTGGCATTATGAATTGCTCCTATTCTGGATAGTACGCCCAATTACTGTGTATTGTCGCAAATAAGGAGCTGGATCTATTTTTTCTCCATTGTACTCCAAACGTAAATGAAGGTGGGCCGCAGTTACGCGCCCGGTAGAACCTGCTAGCCCAACTACCTGGCCGGCACTGACTCCCTGCCCCTCGGATACTAATACCTCACTCAAGTGAGAATAGGAAGAATTAAAGCCATCGGGGTGTTTAACTCTGACATAATTGCCGCTTAGATTGTCATGGCCCGTACTGGTTATTACTCCTGAGAATATTGACAAAATCTCCGTGCCTTCCCTAGCTCGCAAATCTACGCCACTATGGAATTGCTGCTTGCCAGTAGTGGGATGGGTTCGTGGTCCGTAAAAGTCAGTAATATGGTGCGGCCCGACTTTTCTATTCCTGCCAACAGGTTCCATTTGATCGGGCGGCAAAACGGCATTGCTACGCTCAGTCAAGGGAGGGACTACATGTCCCTTGCCCTGTTCAGGCTGTTGAGCTGGGCCAAATCCAATAGGAGCCTCGGCATCTTGCCTGCCACCACTACCACTCAAAATAGAATCTACCTTGTCTTCCAACTCGGCCCTATAATCCGCACCCCTCTTGCTCAGAGGAGGCAGGAATGAAGACTCCTTCTTGTGCTTCTTAACAAAATCTGGATCCAAATACTGATTCATCAGGGTCTTGGCCTCATGTCCAACTTCCTTAGCAACCTGCTCTAATGCTTTGTCAAAATCTTTGGTCTTTTTCAAAGCCTCAGTCATTTTTTTATTGGCGTGAAACCCCCTGAGGTCTTTAGCCGTAATATCAAATTTCTTTAAATAACTATTGACAATCTTGCCCGACACTCTCTTGCCCGGCTCGTATTCAAATATCTCATCTTCGGCGCCCTTGCCGCTAAGTAGCTTTTTGATCTCAGATACAACAGCTGCGTCATCCAACAAGATGTCTTGCTGGACCCCACTTTTACCCTTGAATTTAAAACGAACCTTATTGCCCTTAACCTTAGCATGCTTCTTACGCAAAGTAGTAGCTCCGAAAGAACCTGATTCTGCAACAGAATCCTCATTGCCTATTCTAATAGCGGTATTGTCTATAAGCCCAATTAAGGCAGCAGTAGCGCGAGTCTTAGCATCATTATCATCAGTCAAATGGCCCTTGTATTCTTTCCGCAACTTAATAACGTCTTTTTCAAGACGCTTAAGTTTTTCTACTTTTTTCTTCCACCTCTTAGCCACATGCTCTTCAGAGTAGATACGGACCTCTCCCGAGTCAGTCTTGCGCTTCTCGGAATAGTGCTTTTCATATTTACGCTTCGCTAAAGAAAGAGGGATCATTTTTTTAAACCACCTAGCCTGTCATCTATAATGTTAACCAATTTTCTTATTTCATACATAGAACGAGTCAAATTGCTCTTCAAGACGACATTGGTCTTATCATCGTAATATACTTGGGAATTATTAATAGAGTCATTCCACTCTGTTAAACGAGTGCGCAACTCGCGAACTAACTCAGTTTTGCCTCGCTTAGTAGCATCACGCGCCATATTGTCGAAAGTATCCAGTATTTTGAATACGGGGGCCATGCGGTCATACCACAAGGCCCCTATAAGTCCATCTAATGCTTTCATTCATTAGCCCGGAGGTAAGGGAGGCAGGTCGGCCCCGCCACCAGGAAGTGGCCCTAGATCAAGACCGCCAGCGGGAGGTGGAGGTGGGAGCCCGCCGCCCATTGGAGGAGGAGGTAACGGAGGTAGTCCGCCCATGCCGCCACCACCAAGGCCACCGCCCATGTCACCACCAGGAATTCCAGGCATTGCCTGCCCAGGAAGGGCGTCTCCTTGCTCTTGAATAACTACAGGCTTCTCTGGGTCTAGACCACGCAATTCTGCCAAACTTAACTTGCCCAAAGCTGCCATCTCTTGCTGGCGTATGGCACTCTCGATCATTTCCTGACGCAAATGCACATCCTCGTTATTACGATTTAAGCCCAAACTATAGTCCAAAGTATGCTGAGAGACCCGCTGCTTGTCTACTAGCTGAGAAATTTGAGAAATATAATTATCAAGATCATAAAGAGTCATGTGGTTCCACTCTATTTTGGGAATGATTAATCTCTTTTTGCCACCATCTAACTTGTAAAATCCCTGTACTTCGCTTATGGGAGCAAATATTTTCTTCTCCAACCAGTTGGACATCATATTCCTAAAACTATTATACCGCTGGCGCATAACATCCAAAGCTACCGAGGCAGAGGCATAGGAAGATCCTTCCTGATTCATAATCGATTTAGGAACCATCAAGCCTACAAGAATATTATCTAGAATAAGATTAAAGTCCGCACTGACATCTATTACAGATCCTGCGGACCCAACACGCTCTACACTAACAGCATCATGTGTTACTATTTTAAAATCTTTATCATACTGCCCAGCTTCGAATACCTGCCTCCAGGCATCTAGCTCCTCTTGCCTAGGGTAAAATCCGTCTGGTCCAGCAGCGCCTACTTTGATTAAAGTAATCGGATTAACGAGCCCGTCAGCCTGGCTGTATTTGCAATTGTGCTGAATAGTGATTTTTCCATTACGACGGGTAACAAAATAACCCGTAGGCACCTCGAAGCACCACACGTAGTCATTATAAGGAACCCTGTCTATGTCAGCGCCACCATGATTCTTATTGCCATACACAGAGGGAAAGTCACCATAGTTAGTTTCAGACCAAGACACTAGGTATTCTTTGAAATCACGATCAGGACGCTGGTATTCATTCACAGCAGGCACGAATCCGCATCTATAAGCCACTTCACTAACATCATCTGCTAACTGTTTTGACACGGTATTGTAGCGGAAACCATTTTCGGCCGCTCCATAAGGACTGGGAATTATAGATCCGTCACCAGCAACCAGCGCTTTTAGCAGCACCTCTAAGTGCTCAGTAGCTAGCTTGAAAACCCACCTAGGCAAGCGCTTATCATACGAGCCAGTCCTGCCTTCTGTGCCTATCTGTTTTTTAAACTCTGCAACCATTTCTTTGTGACAAATCACACCGCTCCAAATCTCCTTTGGAGACAGCTCCGAATAGCCGCTGGATTGCATAAAAGTACGCTCAGATAGCTTTCTATCAAAAATAGTAGCTATTTTCTTAAAATTATCCCTCATGGGCTCATAATGGGGCTGAGTAAGTAGTTGGTTTATAGATACCTTGCTATCATGATTTTTAGCATTGTGATACACACACCCTTCACTTACTACGTAGCCTAAAAATTCCATAAATAAATTAGTATCTATAGCTTTTCCTGCAAATTCTACCGTGTCTAAAGTCTCACCCTCCCAGCCTGCTTTAGAGCGAAACCTGTAAAGCGACCCCATAGTCATGTCACCAGCTGCAATATCACTCCATTCACACCACCCTTTTTTCTTGGTCTTTTTCTGTACAAGCATTTGATGGTTAGGAGTTACCATTATGTCAACTTTTTGTCCATTAAAATGGACCATGTCTCCTTCATACTTGTAAGCTACAGCGCGGGTCGGTTCGTGAAACTCTATGCTCTCATTTTCTGGATTAAAACAGGCAATTTTAATGCCAGCTTTGGGCTTCGGCTCGTCTGCATTGGCCTTCGGGCCGTCTGCTTTTACGCTGCTCAGCTCAATGGCCTCAGACCAGCTCCTGAAGCCACTTTCAGTCAATACCTCGGTTTCAGAATCGTGGCATTCTCTTAATTTATCATAGTGCATTAGATCCTTCCAAGCACTAACTATCATGGAAGTGCCGCGCACATCATATGGAGAGGCCAGCAATTTCAAATGGCTGATATTAAAGCTATCCAGAGGAATATATTCATTCCTAATAACATGATCAATGATTTTAGGATCTATCTGTTCTCGCATCTTTATATGCTCAGGATCAGAGCTATTAACTATCCGTTGCAACTCTGGATCAGGCCTTAGAGAAATAGACGGGACCTTTGTTGGAATGGGAGAGCTCTTAACCCTCATATAATCCGGGTTGTGCAAGTACACCTGGTCCCACATACCAGAGGTTTCATCAAAAGAAGCATAAACAAATGCCTCTCCTATCTTGTGGTACTCTAAGGCTACTTGATGAATCACTGTTTGTATATCAATGCGCTCACACATATCAAGGAAAAACTTCTCTACTTCCTTATCATCACAAGTTAAATTAAACTTACTAATTGGATAAGTAGCATGGAGGTTGATAGCGTTACGTACGTAAGGATTTGTTTCATAAAATGCCCGATTCCAAGCATTCGCTGTTATTCTGTCCCTAGGCAGCTGTAAATTTTGAGTGAGAAATAAAGGGGAGTATACTTCCGGTGCCATATGAACTGTATTTGTGCTAGCCCCTAAGGACCCGCCGCCTGTTCCAGACACACTGGAAAACTTCCTTATTTCTTCCTCTCTAGCATATTTTCTGAGCTCTGATTCCCTACTATAAGAAGAGCCTATGCCCAAATCAGGGCGGCCTCCCCGTTCCTCATTGGCCCGGGCTTGCATGTCTTCAAAATAAGCCTGGCGGGTGCTACTTAATTTTTTAAAATTATCATTGGAAATGCTAGCATCGTACTGCCTGCGATTCATTAAGGCCGCCTCGCTCTGAGACAACCCCCGTCCGTGCTGAATGCTATTATCTACAGCCAGCCCCCTTCGGTTTGCGAGCGCATTATAATGCATCTGGTCCCACTTGCTATTTTCGTGGAATTCCTGAAAAGTATTGCTCGTGCTCGATCCGTCTTCCCACCTGCTGCCACTCATAATATTTACCTCATTCCTGGTATATATGCAACCGAAGGCATTGGCCGCTGCCCGTCAGCCTTGCTGCTAGACAAGCCCTTAAAACCATTAGTTGCTATAAACTTATATGCTACCAGTGCATACATAAGGGCCATCAAGCCGTCATTAGGCCCTATGCCTTTTACGTATTTCTTTACCGGACTACCGTGGCGCTTAGCAACTGTTATTTCCATTGATGCACAATGCCTTAAAAGCCACTCAATACGGTCGTAAGAATCATCTTTAGCGGGGAATTGTACCTTTCCTTTCTTCATCATAGAAAATACTTCATCCAGCATTAGATCTTTATTCAGAGTTACTTGTAGTTGCTTGGGCTTATAAGTCAGAGTACTACCCACATTTCCACTATTAATACACCCTAAAAACTTAGTACCGTAATCTAATGCCGTCTGCATATGAGTAACTACATCATTTCCCCACATATAATCCGCTACACAAACACGGATCTTAAACATACGAAACAAATGCTCTATTACCTCAATTTTATACTCAAAATCATTTTTAGGTAACTTCCAAGCGTTCTCAACAGTAAAAAATCCTCGCTTATCAAAGGAAAGAATAACTATTACGGTATAAGATTTGCCCTTCCCGCCATCATCATCTTCGGCCTCAATCTTATCGCCCCAGTCAATTCCCATTATATAAACTTTATCTTTGTCATTGCGGACCCTGCGAGCCAAGCCTCGTTCTGGATTCAAACAAGTAGCTCGCAAATCTTCAAAGGACACGGTCATGTTAGAGCTACTAAAAAAGTCGCCCATAGTCTCATTATGCCAAGCACGGTGACTACGAGTAGGATTAACATTGGGGTCCAAGTCTAATACCGCTTCCTTGGTAAATATAGGATTTAACAACACATTCATGTGGTAACCCACATACTTGTCCTTGCCAGGCTTCGTAGCTTCCCAACGACCGCCCTCGATAGCGTCCTTCTTATCCTGTCTGTGACCACACTCCGGGCACTGAATAATAAAACCCTCAATCCAGATTGTGCGCCATTCATCATTTCCCAATGTGTAAAAAAAGAAATAATGGCCGCAGTCAGTACAGCGCAACTGGTAGAACCGCTGATCAGAAATATTCCATAGCTCCCAAAAATAGGAACCCGTGTTTTTAGGAGTGCCGAAATACAGCTGCACCCCCTGCCCTGGAGGTCCATACTGGGCCATGGTCAATACTCGCAAGGCCGTCTCAACTGCTATTTGCCCCATATCTTGAATTTCATCAAAAAACAGTACATCCTCGGATAGGCCACGCAAGCGATCAGCATCGCGACCAAGAGAATCAATTCTTAACTTATTACCGCCAGCAAAAGTTTTTTCAGTAAGCGTATCCTCCGGAGTTGTTCTTTTTAAGTCAGGATCATTATGGGCCGCTCTCTTTTCAATAAAGTTTTCTTGTGAGCTAGATATTAGCGTGCTCAATTTATCTTTAGAATATTTGCCCATAAGCCCTAGGGTTGGGAAAACATGTAGCACACGAATAGGCGGCCTTCCGTGCACAGACCCATAAAGCCCAGATGCTGTAAAGTACAAGGAAAGCACAGCAGCGAGCAATGTGGCGCCTATCTGGCGTGATTTGAGGATTACAATTGGCTTGGCATCTTTGCTGCTTGCCTGCGCTGCTATCTCGCGATAAACATCTGTCATAAACTTCCAGCCCGTACCAGTCATATTAAACGGCTTCCCGTCTATCATTAAATGGTTTTCGGCAAACGCCACGGGATCAAGAACCGCAAGCTCCTTTTTTAAATCTTTAAAAAGATCAAGATGCGCATCCGGCTTTGCTTTCAAAGAAACATTACTCATGTTATGTACCTCAATCCAAATCCACCGGAGGATATCACTTTACCTCTACAAACACAAGTAATGCAAGAAGCGCTTACTCCAGACTCACGAGCTGCTTTCGCTTTAGTCTCATCTGTATGCGCCCGACCAAGCCAGGAGTGATCTTTACCGCGCTTAGTACTCTTAGCAATAGCTTCCTTTGTATGTTTTCGCCCCATCATTGGTGCTGTGGTACATTTTGCTATATTGTAATGAAGCTCAAGATTGTCGATTAGTACTTGTTCAGTCCCTAATAGATCTTCTTTTTCACAATAAACTATAGGTTCGAATACAAAAAAACCTTCACCGTATTTGTTGAAGGCATTTTGCAATTTTGGATTATAATGTCTATTATTCCGCAAGAGAGTTAAGTGAGCGCCCTTTTTTTTAGTAAAATTAACTGCCGAACCTATATGCTCTCTATCCTTTTCATCCAATATATGATATATTGCACTTTCCACTAATCACCTTTAAATTACACTGCCGGCGTCTTGCGTTAGAAAGTTAGAGCTATCGCGCATATCTCCATCATACCGTACGGTTAGGGGCTGTCCGTCATAAGTGGGCAGGCCATCAGCCAAATTAGGAGTTTCATGATCTCCTTTTAGTTTAGCGAGCAATTCTTTAATATAATCTGGGCCGCCTGCTGCCACTATGACTTTAGTTCCGAACCTATCCTTAATGGCTTCGAACAAGGCAGGAAGTGACGTTCTGCCGCGCTCAGGAAGCAGGTAATGCCTTGTAACGTAATCGGCCATTACTTCCAGTATAGCTTTCTGATCACCGTCAGAAGCCTTTACAGCCAGCGGGGGAGTAAGCGAGGCCTGCTTGGTAAAGGCATCCAATTGCACTCGTTCTCTAAGCTCAGCCACAATAGAATCCACGGTGTGTTTAATGCCAGTTGCTGCATTAATAGTGGGGTCATTTTTGGAGTTAGCCATAATAAAAGCCTCCATCCAATCGGCTTTTTGCTCTCCTCTCATCTGCCTTGCTTGCTGGTTATTTCTACCAAATGCAGGACCAGATAAAATCCACTGCAGTTCTTTTGCTCCAATTTCACTCATGACGGCCTCCTATGATTGATAAGTAGTTGAAAACTCTACGCCCTTGCCATCGGCAGGGTCTGCTTCCTCTCCAATCCTACCGAAATCCTTAAAAATTGGCATGCCTTTTTGCAGCAAGAGCTCCTGTATGCTCAGCTCTTCGCGAGAAGTAAATGCATATTTCTTTTTTAAATTATCATATACTTCCTCAATATTCCTACCTGCAGAAACGTGAGAATTAATTAAAATTCTAGTAATGCTGTGCAAGAAAGGATCCTCGATTAAGACTATTTTTGCAGTCTGCCCTTCTTTTTTAAGGCCACTGCGCTCATCATCGGCTGATGTAAAAAGCTGCACTTGTTCAGGGGTAGGCTCTGCAAGTGTTACTTTTAAGAGCTCTTCTTCATCATCACGAATAACTGGAATATAATACCCTATATCAACGCCATCATTCATGCGCGCAACTACATTCTTGCCAAGGCGAACAGACGCCTTCTTTTTGGGGCGTTTATCAGACATTAGCCGTTCAAGAGCTTCATCTAATTTCGATATATAATCATTTATTTTGTCCCGTAGCCCCTCTGCTTCGCCCTCATCAATTACATTATCTTCATCGGACTGCACGGCACGACTTATTTCTTTATCCAGTCGTTTAAGGAAAGCAATAGCTTTCTCGCACCCCACAGTTGTTTGGCCGCTGTGTTGAGGAATTTCATCTACTCGTCTTGTCATATATATGATAAACTGACCATGATCATTGTCCTCTTCCCACGTTTTTGGCCTAGCAGAGTCTTCCACTTCTACCTCTGGTTCTAGAATTGCTTCTAACGCTCCAGGTAACATAGGGATATCAGATCCAAGATCTTCTACCTCAACGCCCTCTGGCAGCTCTACTTCTACAACATCGAGCGGTAGCTCACCCAAATCTACAATTTCCATTATTCTGCCTCCGAATCATTTTCTGCCCAAATACCATCTATTTCATAATAATATTTAGAACTGTAATCTTTAGAAGATACTTTCTCTATTCCTATTTTCCAACCTGACGCATACATGGCGAAGAACAACGAGTCAAATAACTGATAGGAGCCTGAATAATCAGTATAATCTCCCATCTGCCAGCTATAAAGGCCAGATTGCCCCAGTCCGTTAAACACTCTGGGATAATAAGGCGCTGGCCTCATGGGAGTGTCGCTAATGCGCTCACCCGGCTCTCCTAGATCGCAATGAACAAAGTCTTTGCCCTCTACTATTTTATCCGCATAAACACATCTTTCGCCATTTTGATGATGCCTATAAACCTTTCTATTGCTAGCGGCGCACCTATCTCTTTTCTCTGCCGGCAAAGAGTCCAACACCTGCATTTGATCAACGCTTTGACCAGCATTATGACACGAAATTGCAATTTCCAAACCATAAGGACACTTGCGCCCATCTGGCGATCGTATTATAGCTTCTTTTATAATGGGCAATTCAGTCATTGATAACAATCCACACTTTCAGAGTATTCGATAAAATCCTCTACAGCATCAGAGGGGGATTTGCGGTTCTTTTTCCAATATTTTGATTTCTGCTTACAGTAAGAATCAAAGAGCAGGGGGTCAAATGCCAGGCCAGCCCGTTCCTTCTTCTTCTTTTTACCACTTTTGCCAGCCTTTTTCTTATTACCAGCATCGCCCTCATACAAGTCCTTAATAACAGGAGGATCATTGCGTTTCTTTTCAATAAAATCACGCACTCCCTTTATTTTTCCAGATCTAAAATCATCCATCATGGTAGGCCACCCCTCACCATAATCATAATTATTCCTAAACACCTGTTTTCTGGGCAATAAGTAACCACTTGGCTTGCTTTTGCTTGCAACTGCAAATGCAGTAAATCTAATTAAGTCAACATCTGACAAAGCAAGTACAGAGCCTAAGTCATTACTAGTTTTACTCCAGCAATGCAATGCTGGCAAGTCTGCTTCCTCAAACGCGGCGCGCCTTTCTAATTCCACGTCAAGAAGCATGCTCCGAAATGACTTGCGTAAATGCACAGCAACGCTCATAGTACCTTGCCTATTTGCCTGTTTTTGATCAAAGCCTTACTTAGTTCTTTAGTCATGGGTACCTTGTGCAGCACTCCTAGCTCGATCATGGTGCTTAGCACGCTAGGCTTCATCTCAACTATTTTATTAACTTTATCTCCCATATACTGCTTGCTCACCCCGGCTAGTAAATCAAGATTATTTACCACGGCTTTCTGAACGTCTCCTGATAGGGCCAGGTCGTACTTGGCACTATAATAAAACGCCCTTATAATACGTATTGGAGAATGTTTAAATGCTAAGTTGCAATCAACGGGGCAGCGCAGTAGCCTCTCATTAACGTCAGATACCCCCTTGCCTGTTAAGTCTATAATAGAGCTAAAATCCAAAGGAGTTAGTAGGGTATTAACTGTAAAATCCCTACTATAAGTCTCTCTTGCTAAGTCATTTATTTCAGTAACTCCCATATCAGAAAGCATTTCATCAATGTTCGGATACATAAAATTACTAGAAAAGTCAATAGATATTCCCTCGAATATGACCTTCTTATGGCCATCCTTTAAAACCTTGGCTTCAACACCAAGCGCTTCAGCAAACAAATCAGCCAGCTCATCAATATCTGCTGAGCCGGTAGTTATATCCACATCGTTTAAATTATCCAAAATATCTAATATAATATTGCGTGGAATTCCACCCACAACATATGGCTTGCTCAAGCCATTTTGGTCAGCAACTCCTTGTAATACATTTAGAATCTCAGCTAATTTCATTTTATCCCGCCAATGGCACGTCTATATTAGCCACTTCGGCAGGCTCTACGTCCTTGATAAGAGATGGGACTGGCTTTTGAGTGGGAGCGCCCTGTGGCTTGGGCTCGCTAGGCACCTTTATATTTTTAGACATATCTTTTACCTCATCAGCCAAGGACTTGCCCTTTTCACTAGAATCAACCTTGTCTTCTAAGGCTTCCAAGGCGATGCCGCCCTGCAAGCGTGGCAACACATCATCTACTTTATTACTAGCGTAACCATAAGCATCAATGAGGCGTGATTGGGCGTCGGTAATCTCTGGGAAAAAGCTAGACATGTTTATTCCATGCAGCCTAATGTCAATCTCTGCCAAACGCCTTACTAGGTTCCTATTTTTAAGAGCATGACTTACTTCGTACAACTCTTCTATGATGGCGCGCAGCTCCGTTTGCCTATTATCTAAAACTATTTGCCCAGCACTGGGCTCCTCAAAGTCTTTACCTTCTTGCTCAGCAGCAATAGCAATGAGCTCATCAGCTCCCTCGCTAAAAGAAAACTTATTTCGTAATATATTGGCTGTCTTAATCATAGTGTCACTGATAGTGGTAGCCATCTTTAATTTGCGTACCTTTTTTCGCAACTCAGTCATAGCATCTTCAATGCCATCAACCTGGTCTACAGGAAGCACCTTGCGATATTTCTCAAGAAGCTTGTCGATGGCAAAAATACGGCTCATTAATTTCTTTCTAACAGATTGAAAATCAGAGGCATCCTTATCGTCATAGGGAGTAAATGGATCTTTGCTTATAGCCGGCTTAGGCTCTTCCTTATACTTGGGAATATAGTAATACTGACTATCAAACGATATTGCCTGTTTTTCCAAATGTGCCATCGCTCTTATCTCCCTATTCTTAGCTTTTATTTGAGAATTTACATCATACTTGGTATTCTCTCCAGTGACAAAATACTTGTACCAAACGAGAAAATCAAACCGTTCCTGGTTCCCCAAAGTAGAAGATGCCTCTTTTAATGCAAACGCCCTGGAAAACCCTACCATTACTGACTTGGCTATTCTTTCAGCCAATGCTTTCCAATTCTCTATATTGTATTTACTCAAAGGAACAAAAGAGGGTTTGCGATTTGGATGTGCCTTCGTTTCAATATCCTTTTTGCTTTGTAACCATTGCAATACAGCGCCATGATATGTTGATAAAGCGCCAAAGTCCACTTCCCCGCGCAAGTCAAACATGAAATATTTTAATTCCGCCTCTTCCTTATCATCCAATTTAACACCGAATATATCTTCGCATGCCTGCTCAACAAAATGATCAATATAGAAAAAAGTAAGGAATTCCTCTTCTGAGTCCACGCCCGCTACAGATGCCTCTATGGCATCATCCATAGCCTCTTGCCACAGTTTCTCATTCAACCCTTCCTTGCCCATATCACTAAGGTAATGAGCCATATAGGTATTGAGAGTGCCAGAGCTTAAAAGCACCTGTATCTCGGAGTTGAAATCCAATTCATCAGACATTAGTAATACCATCATCGTATAACTGACTGTGCATTTCGGAGTTATAAGACAGATTCCTCATTTTTCCATTGAGTTTGCCCATAAAGGACACTGCCATGTCTGGCTCCATATCTAAAAGTATCTCCCTAACTGATTCACGAATAAGACCAACTTGATCAGTAACGATATTAACATTTATATTGTGTTCGGTAGTTTCCGTATGCCCTTCAACATATTTCTTATAAGCCTCAAGAGAATGCATCATTTGATCTAAATATTTCTGAAAAGCTTTCTCTTGTTTTTCGCTAAAATCCTGCATTTCTAATTTGTTATAGAAATACTCTATTTTTGCTTTCAAAATATGTACTACTTCGACTAGCTCACGCTGAACATCTAGCTTTTCTTCCGCTATAGCCTGTATAGCTTCTTGGTACGCAGTGCTTTGCCTCACCATATCCTTGGTAACTTCTTCCTTTATAATAGCTTTAGTCTGACGAGACGCGTCCTTAATATCTTTTAAAACCTGCCCCGTCAAATTAAGATGATCTCGTTTGAACTGCTGGATGCTACTGGGGCTAATGCGCAAATGTCTCTGGGTTGTCGCCGGGTACTTATCAGCCAACCAGGCAGAAATATCCCTTACAGACTCTCCGCTGGTAAGCTTCCTTGTGATTTCGTCCCTACAAGGGTGATTTATGATTTTATTTTGAGGTGCCAACTATTACTCTCCTATTCGGCGCTGCAGTAAATAAACATGCTCTTCGTGCTTACTAGCAATGCCTTGAAGCATGTCTTCAAGACCGTCAGATAATGAATCCGACCCTTTTAGTTCTTCTAACACTTTCTTTATACAATCAATACTATGCTCTGTAAAGGCTAATAGGGAGGCGGGAAATGCTTCTGACTTCGTGTCAGGAGGAGAGTGACTCTCTACCAACTCAGAGATTAATTTAGTTTGTAAATTAATTTCCACTAAAGATCCGTCCCCGCATAGTCCTACTATTTTCTCAGCAAGGCCATCAATCATGTCATTCGCTGCGCCATAAATGCGCTCAAATAAAAGATGATCAGAATAGTAACTCTCGCCCTCTGTACGCCAATGGTAGCTCTGAGCAACTACAGCAAGCGCTCTAGTACATGCAAGCAAGGGAACTAATTTTGAAGCCATTCCCTTTGTGGCGCCTGCCAAACGAGTAAGCCTATGTATCCTGCGCATTCCTAAATAATCCAAATCCATACCAAGTCTCCTTAAATAAAAAATGGGGCTCCTACTTGCTAATCAAGTAGAAAACCCCAGCACTCCCTCTGCCGTATTTTAAATATCAAACAGGCGCGAAGGGGAGTAATATTGGGTCAAGGCCGGGGTCTGATTTTTGACCGAACCGCCTGGGTATTTTTGGCCATCCGTACCAGACCATCCTTGATTAAAATCATAAATCTTCTTAGTAAGAGCATCCTGGTAAACACCGTCCGCAACATGCAGCACTTGCACGCCGGGCAATTCAGGAGAATAACGAGTGCTCAAGCTCTCTGCGTGGTCCTGCATGGTCCTTAGATGATGCTTTTGCCGGTTTTCAGTAACCTCGCGCTTAACTACTTCGAACATATTTTCTTCATTACGCTTTTTAGCATTATAAAGTGGCTCCCTAGTCTCCATCCTACTAGGATAGCTAGGCAAGTCCATTGCCTCTTTAGTGATTCCATCAATAATATTAGCAGCCTCTACTGAGCCGTCCTCATCAATAATGTCTGCAACCTTGCTTAATCGATTAAATACTTCGGATGCTAATACGCCCTCTTGTCCTAAATCAATTGGAGAAGGAACTAGGGGCTCTCCTCTTGTGTTCTCTCTGTCATCTCCAACAGAAGGATGCTGGGCATCCAAGCGCCCTGCTATATCGAGGCCTTCATCTCCACGCATGCGGTCAGCCAAGGAGGCTACCGCTTGGCCAACAGAGCCAAACAAATCGTCGAAGCCGTCTATATAATCTTTAACTCCTGACTGATCTGCAGCTGCTGCCACAGCAGCTATTTTGCTTTCCAACTCGTTTAATTCTTTATAAAAAGATAGAACTGGATCAGTAGCTTGTTTGTGTAAGCTCGCCAATACGGCATCTATGCCCTCCGCAGCCTGGGTAGACTGTTCGGTGCCAACACTGTCTAGTAAATTTGCTGTTTTCGCTAAATAAGTAAGTAGCATTCATAAACCTCAGTCTTCTGGAAGAAGATACATTAGATTACTGCTCATTTTGATACTGGCTTCTTCGTACTGAGCCTTATCAATGGCCTCTTTCATATATTTATCCATGCCATCAGACTCTTCGGAGTCATTAAAGCCAAGAGCGAGCAAGCCCATTAGATCATCAAATGCAACCTTGTGTAGCTGGTCGCCATAATTCTCAGAAATAACTGCCAAACACTCTTCTACGTCTACAAAATTGCCGTAAGATGCGCTTTTAAGGGTCAAGTCATGCAAGTCAGGAAAACTCATGCCGTATTTATCAGAGTAGATAGCGCTAAACTTACCACCATTATCATCACTAGCAAAAGATTTCAGACTAGATACATCAAAGGGCTTGGCTACTACTCCCGAGGTAAATACGCTCGGCATTAAAATGCGACCGTTTACAACCTCTACTGGCACCTCAATGGTTTTTACACCACCTGGGCCGGTCAAATTAGCAGCAATACAAATGCCGCCATCAAACTCAGAAGCTACCGTTACCTTATTACAAGGAATGCCCATGCTGCGAAGCTCACTAGATACTAGGGCCTTGGCATTGGTAATTAATTCCGTATTATAAGAGAGACCTGATTCGACCAATGCCTCGCGAACCATGGATTCGGTTAAATGCGCCAAAGCCTCAGGAACTTCGGGATTTGGAACTTCAAGCTCAAGCATGTCTTGGCGTACTGGCTCAATATCACTTTGATACAGCCCAGGGGAATTGAGAGCTATGTCATCACTCATATCAGCTGTGACGCTCTCAAAAGATTCTTTACTGACAGCATTAGCGGTTAATGCGGACAATACCTTTGCCGGCTCAGCATTTCGCATGCCTTGCGAAATCATTTGTGCATGGGCCATTAAATTGCTTTTATTGAAATCCACAAATTCACTGCCAGAGACAAACACGCTGGGCATTAACACAGTGCCCAGTTTTACCTCTGCCGGAATCAAGGCCGCAAAACGCCCTCCAGTAGACTCAATTGCTGCTGCGTAAACAACAAATTTATCATTTCTGGCTGCAATCTCAACAGACGGATTGGAAAACCCCAGGGAGGACAGCTCTAATTCAACGCCTTTGCGGCCATTATCAACAAATGACCCTTTAGCCACATTAGAAGGCTCGCCGAACAAGCCAGCAAGAGATTCTACCATGTCAGGATCGCTTATATCGAGCTCAGTGCCACTGCTACGAAGAGAGCTAGCGAAATCCTCATTGTAATGAGCGTCGCGCTCTGGCGCAGCATCTATGAGCAAGTCACCTAGAGTTTCACGGAAATTAGTAGCAAGGCCCAGTCCGCTAACCTCACGGTAGATCTCGCTAAAATCATTCTGACTGATCGTTGCCAGGGACCCCTGCTTGGCCACGCGGCCCTCTAAGACATTCTGAGCTGTCCTAATAGCGCCGTCATGAGGGTATTTGTTAGCAGCTTGGCGAACACGCTCTAATACTGTGCTTACAAAATACTCACGGCCGCTTAAAAGCTCTGCAGCCTCACGAGCAAGTTTACTCACATCGATTGTATGTGTCATATTTTAAATCCCTCAGTTATTCTGACCAAGTAAATCAGTCAGTAATTCCCTCTTAGCTTCAGGTAGCTCTACCATCAGTTTCTTTACAAAAGAATTATTTGTAGCCTTTGCTTCTAAAAACGTTGCGAATTCAATGGCTTCATCGGGCTCAAACCCATACTCCGCTGAGGCAAACCTAGTTATGGGCATGTTCTTATAGCTCAAAGTGACGTTTTTACCGTCTTTGTCGCTAGCTGCACTCCATATCTGATCTTTATTAGACTCAACTGTAATGTCGTCTGGATCATCGTATAAAGCAGCGATATAACTAACACCGCTGTCATCTTCTTCCAATACCCAAAGTTGCTCGGATTCATTTAGTGGCTTATAAACATCAAAGGCTACCTTCTTGAAAAGGTGACTGACGTCTGCAAACCGGTAACGGCTAGTAGTGGGATTTAATTCCCCATTTAAACTTTGCCAATCCAAATCATTTGACATATTATGCCTCCATATGGCGGATAGATCTAGTATCAAGTATTAGGTTGAATATTGATAGAATCATTAGTTACTTGCGCTATAAAGCCTTTCAAATTAGAAGAGGTGAATTTAGTAATGCCAAACTCAACATGAAAACGGCGGTGGTGCTTGTCGCAAAGAGTAATCCCATTATCAATATCATAACGCAAATTAGGATTGCTGGCAAAACCCTCTATGTGGTGAGCGCACAAATTGGTATTATTTTTGCAACCATGCTTCTGACAGTGGTGCCCGTCCCTATCTAGAACCGCACCGCGCCAGCTACTATACTCCTTGGAAGCACGAGCTAGCAAAAGCTCGGGAGTCGCACCGTCTTTCCAATTAGGATTGTTATCACCAGTGATTGATGCCGCATATTCTTTAGCTACGCAACCGCAACTGGTAGTGCGTCCAGCAATAACATCTTTAAACAGTACGTCCTTGTTATTTCCACAACTACAGCTGCATTTAAAATAGTGCCTATTTCTAGGCTCTTTATAAAAGACATCATCTACCGTCAATCTAACGATTTTTTGGCCTATGTATTTTTGTAAGTCATAAAAAGTACTGCACCTCTTACTACAGGTGCCAGTCTTCCCCGTGGTGAGACGACTCAAGCTCGTGGATGTCTCTTTTCCGCAATCACAGGTGGCCCAAACATAAATCTGCTTCCACTTTTCTGTCTTGACTGGATCAATTTTAGAAACAGTGAGGTGACCGAATTTTTTACCCATATGCTCATTAGCCTTGCGCACATGGGAGCATTTTTTACAACCTTTTGAATTGCCATTGCGAAGCAGGTCCCCGCGAACTTCTTTTTCTTCGCCACAAGAGCACCTACAGTTGAAGTAAGCAGCATTTTTGTTTTTAACATGGGAAAAAGACATTACTGTCCATTCATTAAAAATGTGCCCGATCATATCGTTCTTTTGAGATCTATATCCTTCTTGCATTTCTTTTCTTTCTATGTGGAGCTGGCGCACCACGGTTAGTCAATCTCTAATGTTCTCTTGAGCTCATTTATATCAAATAATATCTTTTGTACTTCTGGGTCATTGTCGCATATTTTTTTAATCTTCTTTAATGCTCCACCATAGCGCTTTCCTCCATTCTGGTAATCAATGTTGCCCTTCAAAATCTTATGTATAGTCGGCTGGCATAGTCCAAGCTCGGATGCTACTTCCGTTTGCGTAAGTTCTTCAAAGAAAATCTTCTGTATAACCTGTTTTTGCCGCATCGTTAGCCTTCCGGCGATTATTTCTCTAACCTTATCCGACAAATCTTGCATCATATCTAGCAACTCATCAGACTGTTTAAACCCTGTATGGTGCATTTGATCCTGCATAGAAAAATTATTAACTATAGACGGCTCTACAGATATTTCTCGATACCTAAACTGTACTACGTCACTTTTGGCGATAAGTCACCTCGTTTTTACAAAAACTTACGGCCTTTCAACAACAAGGCAGGAAATTAATTCCCTGCTTTAAAAACAAAAAAAAAAGGGGGGGGGTTCGGGATTAAGCGATCTCTAAAAGAGGTACCCGCCTAATCCTGAACCCTTTCGAATCGCTAACTTTCTGCATGAAAGCAGTTGATTTCAGATAGTGAGTCAGGAAGTGTTGGCATTTTTAGCTCCGATTATAAGTTACATAAGCGGCCTTTGCTTTGAAATACTCATCTAGGTCTTTAAAAGGCTCTGGTATGTCTTTCTGCTTGATAATTACATCGTTAGGAATGTTTCTTTTTAATATTCTTTCTGCGGCCCTCTGCCCCTCTTTGTCATTATCGAAAGAAATAGATATATTATTTGTGTACCTGGATAACAAATTAAACTGATGTGGGGTAAACCAGGACCCTGAGGATGCTACTACGTTTTTCAATCCATTTTGATGCGCTGTAATTACATCAAAATTGCCTTCTACTACTATGGCCTCATTTTTTCGTCTAATGTGATCTTTAGCTGCATTTAGGCCAAACAGACAAGAACCTTTTGAGAACTTAGTATTTGTGTACTTATGTACTCCTAGCTCTGCTCTCTTCTCATCTGTGAGTAAGGAACGCCCTATAAGGCTTATAGGGCGTTGGTGCACATCATATATAGGTATCATGACCCGATTATGCAAGAAACGTGGTGTGAGCATTTCCGTTTCTTGATCATTCCACATGATCCCTGCTAATTGCAGCTCCCAGGGATCAATATCTCTTATTACATGATATATATTACGTGGGAAGGCCCCTAATTTGAATTCACTTATAGTTTCATCAGATAGCTTTCTTACTTTTTTAAGGTAGCCATACACCTCTTTGTCTTGAATTAAATACTCATGGCAAAAATCTATTACTTTTGCTAGTATCTCCTTCTTAGAGGGAGCCTCCATCCTTATCTCCATCGCCGTACTCTTCTTTCATAAGCTTTAAAGCCTGAATGAAAGATGGGTGCACGTCTAGTTGTGCGTCACATTTTCTACAATAAGCGGCATGCGTAGTGCCGGCCATCTTTTTAAGTAGTGGCTTTCCAGTAAAGTTACATGACTTGCATGTATACTGTATGCCGGACTTGACTGCCTTTTTTATTTGCCCCAATGATTTTAGCAATGCTTTAGTGGTTGGAGGGACGTTGATAGTTTCTCCGCATTCTACGCAATAGACTTCGTTTTCTTCTGGGTCTAACAGCTGCTCTTCACTAGCATAGCAGCCCTTGTTTGTGCATTCGATAAACATTATTTTTCCTCTTTTGTATCTAGCTCATCAGCTGTTTCCATAACTTCCTGTACCTGTCCTACTGCTTCAGTATCATCCTTGTCTAAAACAGCGCTATCTCTATCTTCACCCTTAGCTTTTCGTTCCTTAATTTCTTTAATGATATTTTCCGCAACACCTACATTCTCGTCCAAATAGCCCCAAAACTTATCTTTGCCAACCATGGATACGTCCTCGTAGGCCCACGTTGTATTACTAGGTCTTTTTACAACATCATAGGCTGCTCCTAGCTTGGCAATCTCCTCACCCCTCTTGACATGCCCTTTGTGAAAATTAAGCCAAAACTCAGCTTGCCACCCATTAGGCCCTCCGCGGCATTTCTCAACAGTAGCTAAGATCTTGTGCCCTACTTTTTTATCACCCTCCATTAGCTTTCCATCTTTACCAGCACTTGCGTGTAACTTGATGGAAAAATCAAGATTGTGCCTAAGGGCGCGGCCTCCGGCATAAGTGATGCCGCCAGGTCCAAAAGAAACAATCTTTTCGCGGGCCTGGTTAATAAATAGCATAGCTGCTTTGGACTTCTCCAAAAGCGGCCTGGTGCGCTTGAGAGCAAAGGGCAAGAAGCCTGCTAGTGGGCTGAATTGCTTTGAGGAATCAAAATTCTTAGTATTCTCACTTGGCGCTATAAGCTGGTCAATACTATCGATAACTATCAACTTAACATTTAGTTTTCCTTCGGCTGCTAACTGCAAAACTCCGGGAACCTGCAACTTGCCCTTGTCATTTACCTTACCACATAAGAAATTAAAAATCTGTGCTGCATCATTTTTAGGCGAAATAATAATACGGTCAAGATCTATTCCTATTTTTGCAGCCCACCGCTTATCAAAATTAGTCTCTGCAGTAATCCACAACACCTCTGAGTCTGGGTACTGCTTTTGCGTCTGGGCTGCCATGATCATGGCAAGAAAGGTCTTTCCGCAGCCTTCTTTTCCGTAGTATTGAGACATCTTGCCCAGTGGCAGTCCCCATACGTGAGAGGCATCTCCAAGAGACGCCATGGGATAGTCTATCACTTCCCAGTTAAAAACAAGGGGGTCGCTGCCTCGGAAGAAAGCATCTCCTTGATATTCTTTATTTAAAACCTTCCAAATACTTGCCGTATCAGTCATTAAAAACCTTCCCTATCATTTCTTTTTGGTCATCATCAAGTACGTCTGGAAAATCTATATTTATCCTTAGCAGATGCCGGCCCAGTTGATCATTTTGGGGATTCTTGGCCCCTTTGTTATTTAAACTTAATTTCTGCTTTGGCCTAGTACACTCTGGTACCTTCACTGTAGTAGCGCCATGAATTGTATCTACTTCTTTTTCTGTACCCAATAGGGCTTCTTTGAGCGTTATTTTTAGCTCCGTTTCTACATCTGTGCCACTCCTGGAAAAACCTGGCTTGTTTTCTACATGTAGTTGAACAAGTAGGTCTCCTGGCTGCATTCCTTGGGCATGGGCTGGCTCACCGCCTCCGCGCACTCTGAGAACATTGCCAGTTTCACGCAGTGATGGTATGGATAGCTCGTGTTTCTTAGGAGTATTCACGCTTCCACTTCCTTTGCACTCACTACACGCCTTAATAATAGAGGAGCCCTTGCCCATACAAGTATTACATGGCACCTCTAGCTGCAAGAATCCGCTACGCTGCCTCAGCTTGCCCGTGCCGCCACATGTCGTACATGGCTTGTAGTCTCCGGCTTTCGCTCCAATGCCCTCACAGGGCTCGCAGGGCTCGCTAACGGAGAACTCTACGGTCTTCTTACATCCCATGCAGGCCTCCTTGAAGGAGATCTTAAGGCTTACGCGATAATCCTGCCCGCGCCTAGCCCTGCCACGGCCCCTAAATCCGAACATGCTAGAAAACAGGTCGTCAATATCTGGAGAGGGCCCGCCAAAGCCTCCTTCGTTAGCAAACCTTTCGGGCTCGGTAATTCTCTGATATGCCTCATTTACTTCCTTAAACTTGGTCTCATCACCACTTGATTTATCAGGATGGTATTTATGGGCCTTTTTTCTATAAGCCTTTTTTATTTCTTTCTCACTAGCATTACTAGCTACTCCTAGCACCTTATATGGGTCCATCAGTCAACCTCTTTTATCAAACTATGTGCCAAGCAAATGGCCACTGCGTCTGTAATATCATTATGTGTCTTAAACACATAGTCTTTAAACTTAAACTTATTTTTGATAAAATCAAAAGTAAGTTCTTTAGATGTTTTCTCTATACCCATTTGCAGTCTTATTTTCTTACTGGGCATAAGATTAATATCGAACTCTTGGCCTATGAGACTTCTGACTTCTGAAGTTCCTAAGATTAAAGGCAGCTCATTATTATGCTGCCATGACACCTTGTGTACTATGCCATGATAATAAGATAGAATCCTAAAAGTTTTTAGATTCCTTCCGTACCAAATATCTTCTACTACAATAAGCGTGGGCTGGTACTTGTCAATAAGGGCCCACAAAGATTCTTCAAAAAACTCTAATCTCTCACCATGGGTCTTGGCTTTTGTAGCTATAGTGCCCAGGCTACGCTTTAGCAATTTGCCATTTTTAAAAACTGCATGGCCTGTGGAACGAGAGGATATGTCCAATGATAATACGATGCTCATATTTTTTGATACATCAATTAATGCTAAGATCGTCCGCCATTTCCATATTTACCTGATGAGAGCCAAGCTCTTTTCTTGCGACATCGCCTATCTCAGCAAGAGGAATGTCATTTACTTCTTCAAACTCCTTGCAAGCCATTATCTCATCAATTGTAGTCTCTACTGATGCAAGCTCGTCCTGATTTTGCAATACTGCTCTAGCATAATTATCCCATGTACTATAAAGAAATTCTTTTCTCTCTCCTATTAATCTAGGATTGAAAATCATAGCATCAAATTCAGAAAACATAGAGATATCTATCATGGCCTTGCTAGCATTATCTACTTTTAGAGTTAAATTTTCCACAATTTCTTCTATGCACAAGCCTAAGAGCTCTACACCATTTTCTACAGCCTCTTTACTAAGTCCAGATCCTAGGTGATACGCTATTAACACTCTTAGCCTTCCCGGGCCAGATACCTTAAGGCCGGTAGTACAGCACTTGTGGCTAAAAGCTACATTTGCTATGTCTGAAACCGCCTTTAAGGAGCTGGCTTCTGCGTCGAACGCAATAGTGCTCTCTAGTCGGTGGCCTATTGTCGTATCCACCATAAATAAAGCTGTTTTGTCATTTAATGTCTTGAATAAAATAGCATTATCTTCTACATCCACGTCGTCTGCCTTTATTCCAGCAAGATTAAGTAGTGCTTCTGCTCTCCATAACATTGCTTTTTCGCTTATTTTGTCTTTAGCGTATTCCAGGCCCTTGGTCAAGGTAGCAAACATACAAATCTCCTATCAAAAAAAGGGGACCCGCAGTATTTTTCCTGCGGGTCCCTAGACGCAACTAGGTCTTTATTAACTAAAATCAGGAAAATTCTGTTCAAAATCCCAATTAGGCTTCTCCTCTGCAGGGGCCGCACTATCAGTCCCGGTGCTACCCTTATGTGAAAAGGCCGTTCCTGCCGCGACAGGAGCAAACGTGCCTCCCTCAATTTCTGCCAATTTTTGATTTACTTCTTCGGGCTTTGCGGAAGCTGAAAGCTTATTGAGGTCCATACGCTTCATGAACTCCATAGCGTCTGCTTTTTCCTCATCAGTAAGGTTGTTCTTCGCGGGATCAGGGCTAACGTTGTATACCTGGGGCTTTGAAGCAACATCTTTAGTAATAGTAACATCATATCCTCTAATATCACCCCATTTTGGATTCAATGCCAGTTTTTTAATTTGGTCAAATACTTGCTTGCCGAACTCATAAACTTGAATGCGATTAAGCTTCCTGTTTATGACATGGCAAAGATAAACGTTCTTAGGTACCTCTCCGCGCTCGCACACAGGGCACCCACGACCTGCGCACTTGATTTTGCTTCGCTTTCCCCTGCTATTCTCTACCCAATGAACTGGGTATTCGAAAGGAATCTCTGTGAGAAACCTAAAATCGTAATCACCGTCCTCTGGCAAGCGAGTAAAGTCGCCCCCGGAGCCACTAGGCGATACGTCGTTCCATGAAGTTAACTGTCCAAAAGCTGCTGTTCCCATAATATTCTCCTGTTTTTGTTACTCTTTGTAAGTTGAATGCCTTACCCATGCATTAACTGCATCTGATGGGCTATTATTATTCTGATCTACATAGCTGTAACTTGTTTCTGTTTCTGTTTCTGTGCTCTTATCAGCGATTTTACGCATCAAATAATGCGCTTTATAAAATGCATCTTTTTTCTGCTCTAACAAAAGACGGAACATTTTTGCTGCAGCAAACGCCTCCGCTGCCTCAATATACTCCCCATCTGCATGAGCATAATATTCTTTCTCTTTAACTGTCTTTAAATTTCTCTCTACTGCCCTAATTATCATTGCATCCGCGAATTCGCGTTTCTTCGCTATGTCCATTTTCATTTCGTATGAAACTGCCAATGAGTATAACTCGCCGCACAGGTCCATCCCTTTTAAAAACCTGCCTGCTAAAAACTCAGCATAAGGCCCGTTTAGGCTATTGGCATCCTCTGGTATCTCTCTAGAAATATCCAATAAGGTACGCATCGTAAGGTGATTCAGTGGAAGGTTGTGCGACTTTCTAACTTCGCTTTCAAGTACAGACAGATGACTGTCTGCGGGGGTAATATCAGTCATTCTTTTCTTCCTTTTCATTGACCATGTCGTCTATAACCCTTAATCTCTGCATTATCATGAGGTTCTGTATGAAAAACACGAGGGACCAGCTTATTTCTCTTGGGCTAAAATAAACTATGAAACCATTCTTGTCTGTCTCTACCATAGACTTCAAGTCTGGTATATTTGACATTTGAGATATTAATGTCGTAAACTCTATGCCCTCTCTTTTGGTAAGAGAAAACTTTATTCCTCCTACTTCGTATATTTTATAATTATTCAGCACGTTGTACTCGGAACATGTTTGGATCCTCTTTTAAAGCATGGGCCTTTGCCATCAAATCCGTACGGTATTTTTCTTTGCTATTGGTAGCTGCTAAAGGGGCTATATCCATTCCTGCAAGGGGAAGATCGTCTAGGAGGGCCATATCGATCGCTACCTCAGAGCCACCTCCTTCTGAGCCGAATTGTCCATGATCCATTCCCCACTCCTTAACAATGGCGCCATCCTGCTTATTTTTTATTGCCGCCTGAGCCTCCCTAAGGGCCTTTAGCCTCGTTTTTTCTTCATCACTCAAGCCCTCAGTGGCGTCTATCTCTTCCTCACTTGGCAGACCATCAGGGCGCCTAGCAGTGCCTTTTGGAACCAAATCGTATCTTTGAGAAATAACTGCCGAAACGCTTATTTTCATATTATCATCAATAGCGAGATCCTGCAATAGGCTCTTTGTTTTTATCAACTCCCTAAACTCTGACGGCCCCAAAATGTCTTTACCGCACGCGGGGCATACATTATCTATAATTGCCTTGGCAAAATTAGGAGGAACGGGAACGTTGCAATTCATACACTTCATATTAACTCTCTCTGTATATAGCTTCTAAGTTTAACATCACTAATGATTTTGAACCATTATATTCATTCACTTTGAATAATCCTCGAATAGGGATGCCCACACCCAAAAACCTTTTGAACTTACTGTAATCCTGGGGCCACAGGGTAACGTCTACCGTCTCTCCCCTGAGGTTTTCCACATTTAATTTAGCCATAAGCTTGCCCAGGTTTCTTCCTGGCTTCTTAATAGCTATCTCTCTAATAGATACAATTAAGCCTTCCATATTAAAATTAACACCGTCTGGAGACTTAGCAATTCTAACAAATGACTGACCATAAATACCTCCCTTAAAAAAACCTGGGAAAATGTCCTCTGCTGAGCCGGACAGATACTCGCCCAATACTGTCTTCTCTCCAGATAGCCTCTCTTGTAAAGACCACTCTTCCTTGTGCTCTCCCGTTAGGCTGTATACGAAATTAACTAAATAATCTTTCTCTAATGCGTACAGTGACTCATCCGGGCCATAACCATCGCCTACAGAAGCCACCATGATCTCGCTTTCAAACTTCTTGGTCAGTGCCTTCAAGTCTTTTATTATAATCTTACGAACCTTGTCATATTGGGTGGCTGCATACTTTCTCGAAATGCCGAAACTATCAAAAGCACCAGCCTGGGCAAGGGCAATAACTACTGACTTGCTGACAGTCCTAGAGGGTGTTCTATGTAGAAAATCTGCAAAAGAAGCGTATGGCTGATGAGAAATAATGGCATCAAGAGCCTTGTCTCCTATTCCCTTAATTGCACCTAGGCCAGTAATAATAGTGCTTTTATCTTGCACTGTATAGTACTGCTTGCTTTTGTTAATATCACAAGTTCTGATGCTTATTTTGAATCTCTTACAGTCTCGCTTAAGTATGTCTATCTGCTCGCTTCTATTTTGTTTATTTCCCCGCGTCTCTTTATTTAGAGCTGCACAAAGAAACGGAGCGGTTGCGTGCACTTTGTAATATGCAGTATAGTATGATATCATGCTGTAAGCTATGGCGTGGCTAAGATTAAATCCGTACTTGGTAAATGGGACCACTACATCGTTCCACATAGTAGTGGCATCGTCTTTGCTTATCTTGGATACTGATACCGTATCGGAAATAAAGTCTTTTTCTAACTTGTCCGCCAGGGCCTCTCCCTTGCTTTTTAACTTCGTGAGCTTTCTCAAACCATCAGCCTTGGAAAGGTCCCATCCAGCCACGTGATTAGCTATCCGCAACAAGTCTTCATCAAAGATAGGAATGCCGAGCGTCTCTTTAAGAACAGGCTCCAATGCAGGATGAGTATATGTGGTTTTTTGCTTGCCGAATCTACGAGCAATAAAGTCAGCCCTTTCCTTTGGAGAGCAATTCGGCCGACCCAGAGCATTAATTAGCGCAATATCATATATATTCCTGGGCTTTATTGCTTTGCAAAGAGAGGTCAGGCTCCCTGCAAGCTGAAACACACCTGCTAAGTACCCAGTGGCAATTAGCCTGTAAGTGTTGCTATCGTCTAATGGCATGTTTTTTGTATCAGCCACACCTATTCCAATACCAGAAGCTAACTCAATAGTCTCAGATATCACATCTAAAACTTCAGTTGCCAAGAAGTCCATCTTTACTAGCTTGACATCCTCACACGCGTCCTTGTCGTACTGAGTTATTAAACTGCCCGCCTTATCACAACGAAGAGGAATATATTCATTTAGCGGAATATCTGATATTACAAGCCCCCCAGCATGAGTGGCAAATGTCTTTGGAAGCCCTACAATGTTCTTACTATAATCTAGTACCTCTGGGTACTCTATTACAAACTCACGCAACCTTCTGGAAGAATCCAAGGCCGTAGACATATCGTCTACTTTTATCTTTTTGTTACCCTTTACGATCTCGTCTTTCACAGTTGAGGTCACCTCGTTGGCAATTTTAAAAGCAGAGCTTTTATCTCCTCCAAGCTGTAACGATCGAGATACGTCCTTTATAACCAATTTTGGCGTCAAACGCAAGACATTGGATATCTGCGCAACATGCATACGCCCGTACTTACTCCTGCAATAATCAATAACGCGATCCCTCCCGGAAGGCGCAAAATCAATGTCATAATCGGGCGGGTCTGGCCTTAATCGGCTCTGAAATCTTTCGAAAAGAAGCTTATATTTGATGGAATCTACATCGTGAATGCCCATAAAATATCCCACTAGAGAGCCTGCGCCGCTGCCTCGCCCCGGCCCTACCCGAACGCCATTATTTTTTGCCCAGTTAACAAAGTCTGCAACTATAAGGATATATGAGCTGAAGCTCCTGGCCTCTAAAATCTCTAACTCTTTATTTAGGCGCTGCCAATATACCATTATTTTATCTTTATCAAAACCACGACAATATACCTTCATGGCCTTCCAGGATTTAAAACGCAAATAGGCGGCGTCATCAGCCAGCCCCTCTAGGGTTTCTTTATTTTCTCTCCAAGATCGAAACTCGCTTGCGTCACCCTCATCTTGCCATGGAAAAATAGGAAGTCTGTACTCCCCTGGCTCCATATAATCGGGCGGGTCGCATGCGTCGCTAATGATGGACGTGTTATTTATTAATTGTTTAGCGAATCCAGAATTATACCTCTTGGCAAAATAGCCGTACATTTCTTGTTCTGTTTTTAGGTAGAATTCCGCACACTGCTTTATTTTTCCCAAACCAGTCCCCATGCACCGGTCACACGCCGTATCTGAGTCAAGAGGAAAAACCTTAGTGCCTGCGCAAACAATACATGGTTCGACACTGGCGTACCTATGGCGTTTAGGATCGTCAAGAGCCTTCTTAGAAGAAATGGCAAGAACCATATCGTGGTATCGCTCATGCTTGGGTGTTAGGTAATGAGAGTCACAAGTGGCTATCATTTGAATGTCTAACTCTTCCGCCACGGTTTTAATTTGATCATTAAGAGCCCCCTGGTTGAAGTCACCCCTATGGAGGTCGTGCGGTTGTAACTCAATAAAAAACCTGTTGCCGAATATGTTCTTAAAAACCGTGGCAGCGTCAAGGGCCTTCTGTCGGTCTCCCTCCCATATTGCAGCAGCTATGAGTGACCCGCCACAGGCAGAAGTGGCAAATAATCCCCTATTGTACTTCTTTAAAATATCAGCAGTGACACGCGGGAATTGCCTATTCATTACGGTAACAGCATTGAGATAGCCCTCAGCTGTTATGCTAAGCAGGTTCTTATATCCCTCTTCATTTGCCGCCAATAATACTAGATGCCTTCTCTTGGCCTTCTTGTCTTCTAAGTCTTCTACAAAGTAAATCTCATTTCCTGGAATGAATTTGAATGAACTTCCGTCCTTCTTGTATTGCTTGTATAATCCATACGCCTCATGCATTGAGGCCATATTTCCATGGTCTGTAATAGCAACGGCTTTTTGTCCCAATTCATTGACGCGCTCAAACATTTCCTTAATAGGAATGATAGCATCAAGCACGGAGTAACAACTATGCCCATGTAGATTTACGAATGACATTAGAACCTCTGATTCTTGTAATTATTTTAGGGTGCCATCAGTTGTTACGATCACACTCATGTGTTTGGATATATAGGCCGCCAACTGTATTTCGAACAGCCCTCTTTTCTCGGGGTCTTTTTTGAACTTAATACGTATTTTATTAGTTCCTACTTTGCTATTTAACTGGATGTGCGGATTTGAAATCTTTATCAGACTTATCTTTGGGACCGGATATTTTAGCTCCCCGAAAACCACCAAAAAGTCAGTAATAGCGCCTGTTATGGGAAACGGAAGTATGTATTCGTGGCTATCACACGTAGCACACCTGCTAAGGGGATAATGCTTTAGTACTGTTTTTAATTGAACTGATTCCATTTTGTCTCGCCCCCATTTGAAAGCAGGCAGGGGGTTCTCTCACCCCTGCCTGCCAAACATATAACTAGAACCGGAGATGCACTGAGATTGGCTCCTGCGTGGAGTGATGCATGTTCATCGCTCCCAAAATGTCATTAACATCATGTTCGGTAGAACGCAGCTCGTCCTTAGGTGCCTCTAAGATAAACTGGATCTTGCCCATGTCTTCCTCTCCCTTGCCAGGAAGAGCGGTAAATTTACGAATTTTGAACCCAAAGACTGGGACAACAGTGTTTTCAGCCATCAGTAACCTCCTCTGTGAAGTTAGCATTGTTTAATAAGAAATCAATAGTACGCTGGTGCTCTTGAAAAGATATGAAGCCCTCATACTGTCCCGAGTTACGCAGGTGTGACAACAAATATTCCACATCCTTGTCCAAACGATTTGCTTCTTCTGCTAGAAACGCATGAATGTCGTCTGGAGTCAAATGAATGCTCTCTTCTTTTTCGTACACTTTATCTAAGATAAAATTCTGCTGCACTACTCTCTTGGCCACTTCCTTCAAACTATCAATCACAGCAGGGTCTGTAGGCATTTCTTTCATGCCTAATCTTTGCGCTGTAACTCCGGTCTCTGACTCTACCCATGCATTGGGAACAATGAATGGGTTCTTAATGATTACATGATTGATGATTTGTTCGAATAATTTAGCCTTTATAGGCTTTTCGAACTCATCACTTACTTTACTAGCCAAGTCGGCCTTTAAAGCATTTAAATCATCGAACGATACCATCTGAGCAAGCTCATCATTGATAGGATGTGCAGTTACTTCTGTAACTGAATGGATAAAACATTTGAAATTCACCTCCTTTCCTGCAATATCCTCGGACTTGTAATTCGCTGGAAAAGTGACATCAAAGCTGAATGGCTCATTTGCCACCTTGCCTATCAGTGCATCTTCAAAACCAGGAATGAACCCGCCTTGGCCAACTAGCATCGTTTGGTAATCACCACGGCTGTTGGGCACAGTTTCCTCGCCGATAAAACCCTCGAAATCAATGATTATCTCGTCATTGACCTGAATTGAACGCTCAACTTCATTTCGCTCTGCGAATGTGTCTTGGTATTCAGCAAGACGCTCTACTACCCAGTCATCAGACGTAGGCATTTTTCCTACGACATCAACACCCATGTAATCAGTAACGTCCAGTTCTGGCTCATATTCTACATCAGCCGCAAACTCGAACGAACCGTCAAGCTTAAAGTGACCAGCGAATTTTCTCTTATCAGTTGCTCGGTCAGATTCGACAAGGACAGGAGAGCCCACAATGGGAAGCTCCTCATCGCGCATCGAGTCCACAACTGCGTTATAAATCAACCTGCCAGAGACTTCGGCGCGAGCCACGTCTCCCAGCTTCGCTTGAAGTGCCTCATCAGTAGCCTTTCCCTTTCTAAACCCGGGAACATCTACTTTAGAGCGCACCTCATCAAGGAAAGAAGCCCATTCTGCTTCCACCTTGGCTTTTGGCACTGCGAAGCTTATCCGGCGACTAAGCCCGCCGGTATCTTCTACTTCTATTTTCATTAAAACCTCAAGTACTACTGCAATGAATAATACTTATCGTTAGTGTAATTATCATCTACATCATCTTCATCGAACATATAAGAACCCTGATCATGTTCAGTGTCAGCATAGTTCTTAATACTCTTAAAGGACGATACAAGTCCGGCCACATATTCTCTAGTTAGTCTTTGAGCACCTATGGCCTCCCTGATGTCTTGTACTACTTTTGCGAATTGTGGAGCAAGTACGGGTAACATCTCATCGCTAAACCGTCCCGCACTAATAGATTCCGCCACGTCTTCGACTGCCAACTGCAAATCAAGTCGCGCCCCAATTTGGTCAGCAGGGAGTACGTCAGCTATATGAAACGAAGGGTCTTGAATAACATTTAAAATAGTTTCCAAAAGGTTCAAAGGGCCCGCTTGATCTTGTTTTTGCTCCATTTGTCCTAATTGCTGATATATGTTTTTCCACTGATCTAAAACAAATGCTGCCTGTTCTGCAGCCTTGTTTAGGCTGATAATATCCTCTCTTATTTCTTCAAGCTCAGACTCTCCGAAGTCAGTAGCCCGATCAAGCAATACGCCTAAGCTAGCTCGTCCGCCTTCTAGCTCGTAAATGTCTTTTTGCAAAGACTCTATATCGCTTGATGGGTTTCGCTTGACAATCTGTGAAACGCTACGTACTGCATTTGTGATGTCTGACAAGTACCCAGTTAGTGCGCCTGGCAATCCTGCAGTAGGGGCGCTGTCAGGGTGCCCTAGCTCGCTAAGAATTGGCTCTATATTGATAAACGCTCCCAGCGGAGCTAGTGCTTTAGCAAGACTAGCATTGTTAGCATAGGCAACATCCTCATTGCTGGGGTAAGACCTGTTTATAAATTGTATAATTTGCAATTTAACAGCTGGTTCAAGCAAGTCATCTGACAACCCGCGTATAAGCGCTTCGGCGTCTGACTTGGAAGAAACTTCTCCATCAAATGGTGCACCTAAGTCCGTACCGCTCTGCACTTCTGAAGCCTTAATATCATACTTTCGAGGATTATCAGTCTCTCTATTCTCTATATCGTATGGAACGATATACTCTTCGTAACGCTCATCATCATTTATGATTTTTTGCTTTCTTTGAAAAAATCCCTCTCTTATTTCACGCACAGGATTGATAGCGCCGGAAGTGCCAAGGCCAAATATAGCCCCGCTCTCTATTAATCTTTTCAAATGATTACTGGCCGTATCCATTCCTTCTATGTACATATCATCATCCGGAACTACATCCATAGCCTCGTCCGGCCGTCCTTCAAAGCGCCCTGCTTTTTTAGCAGAAGAAGGAATTGGGTCTGCAAAAGCGCCAGTAACATGTGCTAACTCGGGTAGCGAAGTAGGAAGCGGGTTAGAAGGGTCGTCCCAGTCTAATTTCTTTCCTGCCCTAATTGCAGCGTCTCTTAGCTCCTTATTCTGTATAAATAAGGCCTTAACAAACTTATGACCGTTATCCCTTATGTGAGCCCCAAAAGCTGATTGAGCTCCCTTGCTAATTACAGCTGCCAAGTTCGGCCTGCTCGCATCTCTAGATTTTAAACTTGGGTCCTTGTGCCAGTATTCCAACATACCAGGCACAGTTCTTTGCGCCAATGCCTTATCTGCATGCCGAGCCGTAGTCCTCTTTTTTTCACGTGGTTGAGCTAAATCATTAACGAAGTACTGGGCCTCTTCATAAGCAGCGGGATTAGGAGGGCGCTTATTAAAACACATGCATTCCTCTCTTCCTCCGCCAAAGGTCGTACTTATCTCTTCTACCTCTTCTTGGTAAGCGGCCTTTTCACGCGCGCCGCCAAACTGACAAGCTATTTTGCACGCCATGTCAGTACCTACAACCGCCATATATTGGTCGCCAAGATATGCGTAAAGCGCCTGCACGGGAATGTCTGTCATGTCCAACATAGACTTGGTGTGGTCCCAGTTATTAAAAAGAATGTCATTAATCATATTTCCAAACGATTCCTTGTACGATGCGACGCTATCAACTGGTAAATTAATGATGCCGATCTCATCTCTTAGAATGGGTGCCTTGCTTATTTCCTTCTTATGCTTGTCAATTTCATGCTCTAATTGGCTTGGCGCCCCACCAGCATGCTCTTCCTCATAGACTATCATGTCTGATTCGTTCTGAATATAATTCTGCCTGAACTGGCCAGAGTCTAACACATCATGCAAAACTGGAAATATATTTTTTGATGTTTCTGTAATTACATTTTTAGACTTTGCCGGGCTGGGCCACAACGTACCGCTAAGTCCTTTTAAATCCAATGGAGTAAGTGGTAAAGCATCCTGTATTATGATTTTATCTAAAAAATCATTAAAGCGACCCTTGTTTTCTCCTACCTGTGCAGCGTATTTTTCGCCCAATAGTGCCTTGGCCTTGCTGGTAGACTCAGCCATGTCTGATTCATAACTCTCAATAACTCCCACGCCAGAATCATCCAGGCCTTCTCCTTCTAGGTCAGAAGACAAATTCGGCACGGAGGCAGATAATTGTTTGCTTATATCATCATATATATCTACCAACTGAGCAGAGGGAGCGCCTGGCATGACGGACTTTAGTTCCTCTAAACGCGAGGAGAATCTGCTATTTTTAAAATAGCCCTGAGCCAACCGGGCATTGTCAGACAAACTGGACGCCATATCTTTTTGATAAGAAGGATCTCCCATTTTTGCAGCATAGTGCTTATGAAATAAGTTTTGCGGCAGGCCAAACTGGCTGAATTTTACCTTCGCCCCGTCCCACCCGTCAACTTCAAATAGTTTTTTAGGAGTAGGGGCACGAAATAGGTCGCCGAGCTTTTCAACATTTTTAATACCAGATCGTACCAGTGGGTTATCAGTGATATAGTCTCTTGCTCCCCCGCCATACTTCAAATAAGGATTCTCAATGTTAGAGGTCATAAAGGTCTGTAGATCGTTCTTTAGACGCGTAAGATAATCAATGTAAGCATCCAAGTATGTGATATTTTTAAGCAACTCATCATGCTGCCTGACCAATGCAGAAGGGGTTGGGATGCCTTGTTTGCTGTAAGCATCAATCTGCCTCATGGTGTTTCTTAAAGACAGTGCAAATTTTCCACTTGTTATGCGTACAGCATTTAGCAGGTCGCTGAGCCTGGGACCACGTTTACTAGGCGTACGCCTCTTTAAGTCCTGCTTACTAGGGCCCGCGGCTGTCTTGGTAAGAGACTCTGCTAAAACCTGATCGGGGTCCAGCACGGTGAGTATGGGGTTGCTATAAACCACATAGCTATACGCATTCAGATAAGCTACTGTTAGTACGAAGTCTATTGCATTTCGGAGCTGCTCTTCGTTGCGAGCTATGCTAACAAATACTTCTTTTATCTCGTCCGATAAGTCAGCGTCTGGATCGCTCACCTTGTTTAAAAATAGGGTGCGAACGTTGTCAAAATCATCATTGTCCTGCACCAGCAAAGGATCTGACAAGGTGTCAGCAATGGGCCCCATATTGTATGTTTTGAACGCTGGTGCCGCTCCATCAAAATCAACATAATGACGCAATAATGCGCTTGCAACTAGCTGATTAAGTGAGTCCTGGACTTCGTCGCCAGAAGGCACTTCAGCGGCATCTTTAAGCAATCCCAAAAAATCATCTATGTTGAGAGGTACAAAAAAGTCGTCCTTGACTCGTTTTGCCTTGGTAAACTTTCGATACAAACTAGCTTCTTGCGCGTAACGCAAGAACCACTTAAGATCTCCAGTATTCCTAAAACTTTCAGCGTACTTATTTATATTATTAGAAATACTTTTTACTACTGCTCCAGCAAGCATTGCATCACCTATGTGTAAGGAAAATCTCCCTTAAACCCTTGTTTTTTGACAATTTATTCAATCTGGCCTTGACTTTGGCGCTAGACACATCTAGCTCTCTTCCTATTTCAGACACATTATATCCTTCTATGATCATATTAGCAACAGCCTGTGTGAATTCATCATAATTTTTGATTATAGAAAAAATCGCGGAGCGTGACAATACAGAATCTTCCGACATTTTATCTTCTACGCCTACCAAGTGCCCGAGATCCTCGTAGGAAAAATGGTCCTGTATGGTTGTGTGGCTACCATCTGGCAATTCAAACATCTCATTAGAAGAAAGGACTCCTATAGATATGGGATACTTCTTCCACCGCTCCTCTCCCTGCCGAGTATGCCCGCATGTCTTGCATGAAAACATGTCATCAGACAGCTCATCTGCTAAAAAATACTTCTTACAGGCCGGACATCTTATTTTAAAAAATCTAAAGTAGCCCCACACGGCCGTCCTTCTTTGCTCAGTGACAAATTTATAAAGATTTATTATACGATTGCGTATGTGGTTCTGCAAAAACGTCAATAGATTCGCGCACTTAGATGCGTCATATTCTGGAATGGCAATTATTGCTATTGTATAAATTTCCTGTATTGTGTCTTCTACAGAGTGTGCTGGTAAAAATATTTTCGAGGCCTGGTACCCAACAAAGTCCTTGAGGTAGTTCAGTACGTCAATCACTCCCTTGCCCGTCCTGGTATCTATCTCTAAGGTAATGTTGTGCTTCATGGGCAACGTGCCCGCAATCCACTTCTTACCATTTTCTTGTCCACTAACTATATCTAACATTTATCACCTGAAAATTAACAAGGCCGGTTTGACCGGCCCTGGAATAAGCTAAAGAGTGCTCTGCTGGGCCCACTCTGTGGCCTTCTTATCAGTAGTTATAGGGCATATAGCTCTGAAATCACAGAAACGACAAAGAAACTGCGGCTTGGGCTCCCAGCTCACTTCAGACCGGATACGATCGGCAACTAGCTTTATTTTGTCTACACAACGCTCGACATCTGTTCTGGTAAACTTATATGATATTTCTTTTTCCTCTCCCAAGACCAGATAGGATCCCTTAAAGCTCTCCAAATGTGGCTCTTTATTGAGAAGATAAAGTCCGTATATTAAAAGCTGGAAGTCGTCTAAGTACTTAGATTTTCCCGTTTTATAATCCACTATCTCGAACTCATCCTCGGAGTGCTGATCTATTCGGTCAATATACCCGCGGACCACCAATCCCTCATCAAGCTGAATATTAAAACTTTGCTCATTGGCCAAGACAGGTGGCAATCCCTGCTCAAATACTATGGACAAGTACCATATTAGCATTTCCCTGGCCCTAATAACGTCCTTGGCTATTAAATTATATTTTGTTGATATACTCTCACAAAGCTCGCCTACTAAGCTGGCCCATTGCTCTCTGGGAGCAGAAACCGCCTTTTTGTGAAAATGCTCCAGCACATCGTGTACGAAATTACCAAGCTCTAGGTGGGCCCATTCCTTCTTGGGCTGCCTATCGATATAAGTATAGTAATATTTTCGAGAGCAACTTTCGTACGTTTTGATAGCACTAGCGCTTAGTTTAAGAACTGTTAAACTAGAATTCTTTTTTGTCATTAATCACGTATATTTTACACAGACTGGTGCCGCCCGTATAAGAACCACTTAAATACCAAGGGATTGCTTACTACGGAGCTGGGCGTAGTGTCTGTTGCGTCCGGTAAATCCTGTATAGACTTTACCCAGCGGTTAGTATTACTGTCATGATAGTAGCACACAAGTGTCCCCTTGTCACGATCGTAATGGTGCTTGACTGCATCACCGCTGATGTAGTTTGCACCCTGTATATTATAAAACTCTATGCCGCCATAAGATGCCCTCATATCCCTAAAGGACATATATGGCCCATTTATTAACTTGACTACCTGATCCGGCGCACCCCCTCGGCCATCAATCTCTATGTATAAAGCCTCAGGACTGAACGTATCTGCATTTGGAGTTGAAAAAAGAGGCGTATCATTGTCTACTAAAGTAGCCGTCTCATTAGGAGGCACCGGCTCTACTTCGTTTTCTGTGCCTATATAATCTCCATCAATATCTCGGTCGGAAGCAATGAATTCTAATTGGTCTGCAGGTATGTCTATTGTGACAGACACATCCCCATTTTCATCATAATAGAATGGAATATCCGCTCCGCCAGGATAAGAATAAACAACGCCTTCAAAAAACAAATGCCGAGTTCTGTCTAAGTCGGACTGGTCAGTCATATAAGGCTTGCTCAAAACAGAGCTGGGGACCATATTTCCGTATCCATCCAGAAAATAAGCTATGGCGCTTAGGACTATAGAGTTCTCATTTGTCGGAAGAACTACGGGTTCTGTATAGACCTCAGACAGCAATGTGGGCAGACTGCCATCTATAGTGTAATAAATAGTAGCGGCAGTATTTGTCTCTATCTCAACAGTATTGGGAATACCCGAGATGGTCTCGTCTGCAGATGGAGTAAAAGTTAATGTTACAATTGGCATTAGTCAATAACTTGGATGAAATCTTTAATCAAACCAATGTTCCCTCTTTTTCTCTGTACCCAGTACACCTTGTGTGCTAGCTGCCTATAAAAATTAGACAATAGTAGTAAATCGCTCGCTCTACCTTTGTGACTCTTAGCCTTTCTTGAGTCTAATAACAGGTTGTAGCTCCAAGATAAAAACCTAGTTGCCAGAGTGCTATCCTTGTCTTCCTTTATTAAGCCGATTGAGCCATTGTAAGCCAGGTCCAAAGCAGCAACAAAGCCTATGCTCTTAATGGCATCCAGCGTAGACTCTAAGTCACTCTCCTGTATCCTGTACCGGGTGCTTATCTGCATCAGAAAAACTCCTGAATAGACTAACCACTGCGTCTTCGCTATCTGCTGCCACGAATCCTACCTTTTTTGAAGAAAATACGTAGACATCAACAGCCTCTCCTTCTATATCAAATGATAGATAGGCCGACCTAGGAAGCCTGTTAACGACTTTACCATCATTGATATGAATTTCATTAATAGAAGGATAAATTGTATTTTTTTCAATGTCATATAAGGCGCGGAACCTCGCTTTGCCAGCATTGGCAACTACCAAGGCAGAGCACTCTTCTGACATTGGAAATACCAGAGAGGGCCTTGTGGCTGATCGTTTTTTTCCAAAAGCAACAGTTAAGTCTTTGACTTTGTTATATAAAATGTGCTCCGAAACAAGATCATTAATCATATCATCTCTCAATTCTGCTACCTTCAGCATTTTTTCTTACCGTAATCACGGTATCAAATTCATCTTTTAACTTATCATCATGTGTGATTACGAGTACTTTCATGTCTTTTTCTAATTTACGAATAATTCCAAGAAAGGAATCCAGGCCCGCCATGTCCAGGCTAGAACTAACCTCGTCTAGCAATAACATCTGCATTTCTCCGCCCATTCTGCGAGCCTGAAGGGTGCTTAGGGCTAGCCTGATGGCAAATCCAACTCTAAATTTCTCTCCACCGCTAAGAGACTCAAACATGCACACTCCACTGGGAGTATGTATTTCAATATCTAGGGTCTCACGCCAGTCTCCCTTATTGTTTTTCTTTTGGGTTACAAAGTGTATATAAGTAGGCTCTGTGCAGAACTCATGTAACCACTCATTAATAGTGCGAGTTAGCTCCTCAATGACATTGTCTATGATTATAGCAGGGACTCCGTCTCTGCTAAAAACCTTGGTTAAGCGACCCAGGGTTGCCACGTCGTCATTTGCCTCTTTTAACTCAGTATCCAGGTCTCCGTAGCTATCAATGCTTTCAATTAAAATATTTTTTTCCCCGGCCAAAACACCTAGCCTGTATACTAAGTCACCGCCCGCCTCTCTAAGGGCATCAAACTCTTTGCGGCTGCCTGTGAGCATGCTCTCTAGGGGCTCCACATCGTCTATGCCGCTTATCTCGTCAAGGCCCTCAAGGCGCTCCTCTAATTGCTCCAAGGAGCTTACAAGGGAGCTGTGAGCCTCCTGGGCTCCTTCTAAGTTAGAATCTACGGTGCTTTTGCGCAAGTAGCAATACTCCATACGCTCAGAAACTTGTGCGTAATCGCTTGAGAGTCTGTGGCTTTCAAGCTCTGCAGACTGCGTGCTATTTAAAAAGTCTTTAGCGGTGGCAAAACTACTCAATGCCTGTTCGAGCATTTTCTCTATTTTTTTCAAATATTCTTTACGACGCGATATTTCTACGTCTTTCGCTTCTAAGTCATCCCAGCTATGACCGCACATCAGGCACTCTTTATCATTGAGCAGGCTATCTACCTGTTTAGATACTGAGGATCTCTTGGCCTTTCCTTCAATAATTTGGCGCTCCATCGCATCTGTATCAATTGGATCTCTGCCAGAAAGAAACTCTTTGTTCTCAGCCATACGAAGAGAAAGGGAGTTCTTAGCGCTGCTAAATTCTGCCAAATCATCATCTAACTTGCTGGATTGAGCGGCCAAAGAAGCTATCTCGTTTCTAGATGTATCCAGCTTGCGCTTAACAAACGCTATTTCTTGCTCCAAGTCCCTATATTTCCTAATGCTCTTTACAGCTCCCGAATTGGCCGATAACTTATTTTCAATATCTTTTATTTGGGCTACTAAGGCTGCATTCTTAATCGCAGACGCTGCTTTCTCTTTATTAAGAGAATCAAGCTCTGTACCAACAGACTCTAGCTTTTCCTGCGTTATTCCTCTTTTATTTATCTCAATTTTAAGTTCGTCTAGCCGCTTAGAACGTAACTTGTACTGCCTCTTTGCCTCTTCCTGATAAGCCTTCCATTTGTCCAAATCAAGTAAGGAACTAATTAGTTCTTGCCTAGAACTAAATGTTCCCTCAGCGAAATCAAATCCCAGTCCCTGCCTAAAATAAGAAGAGCTTATAAATACATTATAATTTGAAGCTATGGTATTCTGGATGGCCTTGTTAGTCAGAGTATTAGTGTCTAGAGTTTTGTTTATTATCTCACCATTTGGCAAAATCTCTTCAAACTCAACTTCCATCTTTGATACTTTGACATTGTGGGTTCTCACTACTCTAAAAACCCTGTCGTTGTGAGAAAACATCATCTCAACACAGGCAGTTACCGCTCCTCTGCGCACGACATCATCTTTGTTTTTATTTTTAGTTTGATTATGAATGCAGAACCCTATAGCCTCTAAGATTGAACTTTTGCCAGTTCCGTTTGAGAGCCTCTCGTCCTCATCATTAGTTCCCATTATAAGGGCAGAGTTAAAGTCAAACTCCAGCTTTGAGTCTATATGAGACTGGAAGTTCTTCATATGCAGACTAATCGGCAACATTTAGTTCTCCCTCTATTTGCTTTATGATGTCAATCCCCATAGCGGCTATATTCTTCCTATTTTCTGGCTCATCTATAGTATTGCCTAAGAATAGCTTGAAGGCCTCAATGTCTGATATCCCTTCAGTAATTCTATCGTCTCTTGCCTGTCTAGGAGATAATACATTAGGAATGATATCTAAACAATTATTTACTTTATATCGTTCAATTATCTCCGACCTTAGCTCTTTAAGGTCGCAAAACTTGCTATCGCTAGCAGAAATTCTAAGAGATATCTTTATTATTGCTCCCGGCAAGCCGTCAATATCTATTGTTTTGCTTATTTGGTCATGTATTTTGTCATGCAAATCCTTACCTAAAGCCACGTGTCCGAAGTCAATATTTAAATCGAATATTTTACGGCACGGCTCTGGGAGAAAATCGACCTCGGCCTTGGCCAAGTCAACAATACAGTAAACTTTGTCGTTTACCTCAAGACCACTCCTCTTCTCCATAGAGCCTACATAGGCTATGTAAGGATCCTTGGACATTACGCCAGGCTCATGTATATGCCCCATTAAAGTAATATCTATACCCCCGAACATGTCTTTTTGCAAATAAAGCTGATTCTCGTAATTCAAATCAAGGTGGCTCTCGCTAAGCAAGGTGCCCTCAATGGTCATATGCCCTACTAAGATCTTGGGACTATTATTCTCTATGCTTCTTACGTGATAATCTAATTCTTTTTTAAGGCACGCTCGTGCTTCATCATAAGTATCTGCCCCATACCACTTTCTGTCACGATAAGGCATTAATATAAGGTTTGCATATACTTGCCCATCATGAGATAGTGTAAATCCCGTTAGCTCGTCTGCTATATGTAGGTTTCCTAGTTTAAGCTCCTGCAAATAACTAAGCGTGTTAGTCCTGCTTATACGCTGCTGATCATGGTTGCCTATAACTATATAGATGTCTTTTATGCCTGACGCAAATGCATACGCGAGGGCCTTTGAGAAAAACTTTTGCTGAACTAATGTAGGGCGACGATGCTCGAATATATCACCAGTGAGTACAAGTGCGGTCACTCCTGCATCGGTTATTTCATCTATGGTTGTTAAAAATGTTTCATGGTAATCAAGCAACCTGGTATTAATATGCTGCCTGTGGTGAGTGTGCCCCATATTGTAATTTGCACCATAATGCATGTCTCCTATGACTGCTAATAACATTCTTGTCTCCTTTCTAATTCCATATTCATTTGCATAGCAAAACTAAGGGCCTGTTCGTAATCATCTGCTTCAAGACACGAAAACCTGTCATCTATACGCCGGAACATACTGTCTACCCACTCTGCCTCTGCAGAATGCAATGGTGCGCCCTCTAGCGCTTTCAAATATTCCCTGAATGAGATGCCTAATTTATAACCCACATCTCTCACCTTGAACTTCGGTCTAGCCGGTGCTTTTATATCAGAGAAAGAAGGGCCTTTTCGCTTGTACTCATCCAAAACAATATGTACCGGCTGGCCAGTAACTAGGCTAATAAAGTCAAATGCGTCTCCGTATACCTGGCAACCGAAGCAGTTATATGTGTTTGTTTCTGTAGAAAAGAAAAAGGACGGCGTCCTCTCTTCTCCTCCCTTGTGCTCTTTATTGGGGCATATTGCTTTGTGAGTAGACTGCACGCCCAATGTGCCTTCCACGTGCTTAGAATGCTTAGTGATTAGAGCTTCTAAATCTATATTTTTATTCAGGTGGGCACGCAACGCCCTCTCTTCGTCCGCGGTCAAAGGCCAGCTCTTCATATTAAACAATCCCAAAGGCTACCATTGCCATGTAAAATACAAAAGCGGCTCCTACGAATGGAGCCGCTACCTTTATTGCCACCTGAACAAAGCCAATTGCAAGCTTTCCAAATGCACCTATACAGAATACAATTAGAATTGCTAGTAATGCGCTCATATTACTATCCGTCAGACGATTTCCTCATCTCAGTTAATTCTTTTATTTTCTTGCCCAGCATTACATTTTGAAATCTGAGCTCGTTTACCTCTTC